ATTTAAATAAAAATTACTATTTAAATAAAAATTACTATTTAAATAAAAATTACTATTTAAATAAAAATTACTATTTAAATAAAAATTACTATTTAAATAAAAATTATTTATATAAATATAATGTTTTATAGTCAGTGCGAGCAAGATAAGTTTTTAGAAGAAAATGTTTTTAAAGGTTATAAAATGGAACATTTGTAGATGCTGGTGCTCATGATGGAATTTCAATTAATAATACACTATATTTCGAGAAAAATAATAACTGGCAAGGAATAAATATTGAGCCTATTAAGCAAATATATGATAAATTAGTTATAAATAGACCTAATTCAATAAACATTAATGTTGCAGTTAGTAATAATGATGGAGAAGCAGAATTTATACAAGCAAATGGTTTTTGTGAAATGATTTCTGGATTAAAAAAAGACTATGATAATAGACATCTAGAAAGATTAAAAAGAGAAACAATGGAATATGGTGGGTTTGCTGAAAGTATTATTGTTCCAACAAAAAAATTAGAAACAATATGTGATGAAAATAATATAAAACATATTAATTATTTATCAATAGATGTTGAAGGTGCAGAGTTTGAAGTTATAAAATCTATTAATTTTGATAAAGTATTTATAGATGTTATAGGGTTTGAAAATAATTATCATGATACTAGTATTCCTATAATTCAATATTTAGAAAGTAAGAATTATAAAATTATAAAAATGTATACTGATATATTCATGATACATAATAATAGTCAATTTATATAGTTTTTATTATAAATTCACATTAGTTTAAATATATATATATTAAATATTTATATTTATTAATAATGAAAGTATTTGTTTATGGATTTTGGAGTGGTTTTATAGAAAAAACAAATCCAATTAATATATCATTTTTTATAGATTTATTTAAATTAATATTTAACGAAGAAATAGAACTAGGTGATTATAATAATAGCGATATATTATTAGAAACTATTTTTGAAAAAAAGACATTTTTATTTGATAAACAATGGAAATATTCATTTTTATTTTCTGGTGAATCTAGACTAAATGAATATTATAAACATTATTCTTGTGTACTATATGGTGAAAGAAATCATGAAAACATTATTAACGTTCCATTATTTATACCTATGATATATTGTTCAAATTTAATGAATAAAATTACAGAAATTAAAAATATTAAAAATATTCCATCGAAAAATGTATGTGCTATTATATCAAACCCATCTGGTCAAGAAAGAAATCACTTTTTAAATGAACTTGAAAAATCAATAAAAATAGATTATGGTGGAGGATATAAAACAAATATACCAAAATTTGAAGATTCATATAATAGTGAATTGTTTATTAAACGGGTATCTGAATATAAATTTATAATATCAATGGAAAATTCTAGAGGCGACACTTATATAACAGAAAAAATATTACATGGTTTAAATACAGGAACTATTCCCATATATTGGGGGTCAAGTAGAGTATGTGATTATTTTAATAGTGAAAGATTTTTAAATGTAAGTAATATTAATGAAAGTGTAAATATTATTCAAAAAATACATGAAATTATGAATGATGATAATAAATTTTTAGAAATAGTAAATAAACCAAATTTTAATAATAATAAATTAGAGTTGGATTTAAATGAAATAGCCAATAATATTAAAAATTTAATTTTTCAAAAAAAATATAAAAATATATCTCAAATATTTGCAATAAATTCTCCAGAATTTGAACCAGATAGATATGAACGATTAAACAAGTTATTTACAAATTTAGAATTTAAAGAATATAACATAAAATATATTTGTCCAACATATAAACAAACAATTACAGATGAAATAATGAATACACATGTGAAATATAATTTAGTAAAACGTTTAAGAATAAATGGTATAAAAAAATCAGAAATATCACTTTTTTTAAATTATAAAGCAGTTTTAAAAAAAATTGTAGAAAATTATTCTGATGGTTTGTTTATTATTTTTGAAAGTGATATTTTTATAGATGAAACTACAATTCAAAATTTAAATGAATTTATAGATACTATTTATAATAAAAAGGAATATTGGGATTTAATTCATATTGGTAAAGGTGGTGAAAATGAATATTTTTCAAAACCTTATTGTGATGTAATGCTGCCTTATAGAGATAAAGTATTTCATTTACCTGAAACATATATTGAAGATATAACAACACCTAATGATAAATTTCGTTTAGTAAGAAAATTTCATACACGTTGTACAGATTCATTTATTTGGAATTATAAAGGTATCAAAAAATTTTATAAGTATATGTGTGATAATTTTTTATATGATGCTCCGTTTGATTATTATTTAACTAATTTTTTAGAAAATAATTTGGATTTTAAACATTATTGGTCATTAGATACATTTTTTATCCAAGGATCTAATTATGGTCTAGATAATTCAACTATACAAAGTGATATAGAATAAAATTTTATTTCCAATCTATCATTTCATAACTATATTGATTTGGATAGTCAATGGTTAAATATTTTCTGTCATCTGATATTTTCTTAGCAATTGTAATAATATATACAGATTTTAAAGAATTAAATTTATATTCATTTCTACCATTATCCAATTTTTTATTATCTATATTTACATTTATCCAATTATCAAAATTGCTAGCATTTTCAACCAAGTATATCATTTGTATTTTCATTCCATATTTAGGGTTAAATGTAGACTGAAAAAATTCTGGACTAAATTGATAAAACCCATGTCCAGAAAAATTATTATTACATGTTATAGAACATAATATACCATCTATTTCTAATAAATTTATAATATTTTCACATACTTGTGGAGTATTATAAATATGTTCAATAGTACCACCATCAAGTATAAAATCATATTTTTTTTTTAATTTATTTTCTATAGAATAGTTCATGTTATGAATTATAGTTGCTTTTTCATAATCATTATTATCAATAGAATCGACATGTTGAAACCCTAAGTCTATAAAAAAATTTTCACAATAATCATTTATATTATATTTATCACATAGATTAGATAAATTATATTTAATTAACAAATTATTAATATCAAAAATATCTATATGAAATTGTTGCCTTCCTAAAGTTAAAAGATTTTTTTTATTTTCAATATACTTTAATGATAATAATATTGTTTCAAAATTTGTAATATCTATACCCATATAAATATAAAAATAAAAATTTTTTATATTTATAACTATTTAATAATTTGAAATTGGTTATATATTATATTTCCTAATAATTTATTTTTTTCACAAAATTCTCTAAATGCTTTAATAACACCATAGTTACCATAACAATTAACCCCCCATTCAATTAGAACATCTCCGTTTTCATTACGTATATAATCATCTGTATCAACTGCATCATCGCCTATTATATAACCATTTTTTTTCACTTTTGGGTAATATAATTCTAAATCTTTATATACATATGTATATCTATGATTACCATCAATATATAAAAAATCAATTTCATTTGGAATATCACAAAATGCTTCCTCTGAAAATTTACGTATAAATTTTATTCTTTCATTATATTTTTCTGTTAGTTTATTATATGTTTCATTATATAATTTATCACCTGTAACACTATTGATAGCATCATCATAAGTATCATAACTGACATAAGGATCTATACAATATAATGTAGAATTTGTACTATTTTCTAATATAAAATTTGCAAAATCGCCTGAATGTGTTCCAATTTCTACAAATATGCCATTTTGTATAGATTTTATTATATCTTTAACTAAAGTATATCTAGTCATCTTTTAAATTAACCATTTTTTAAATAATTAATATTTAAACTAAACAGACATTTTTAAAAATATTCATAACATTTTCTGGATTATAAAACATATATCCGTTATTTTTTACGTCATATTTATCTTTAGTAAATGTATTCAAAATATCATATACTTCTTCAGGTGAATTATAAATAACTGCTTTATCTTTCAATATTAAAAGATGTTCATTTTCTTTCGAATTACCATATGTAATAACTGGCTTTTCACATATAGCAAATTCACCACATGTTAATCCAAAAGTTTCACCTCTCTCTCTAGCATGTAATAAAGCGTCAGATGTGTTAATAAATTTACGTTTATAAATCATATCACTATTACCAGGTAAATAAATAATATTTTTATGTTGATAAAATTCATTTGTATTCATAAATAAAAAATAGATATCATTTCTGTCTTCTAATATTTTTTTTATTATATTATGAACATATTGAATATCAAATGACTCTTTTCCTCCATAACGTCCAAAAACAATAGCATTTTCAGGTATATTTAATTCAGTTCTTAAATTTTCATCAGAATCTGGCAATGTTACCATGTAAGGCATAACAGGGAAATTTGTGCCTTGTAAATTATTAATAGTCTGACCTATGGGTGTATATACTTGACCATGTGGATAACATGTTGTAAAAACACAATGCATTATATTTTTACATCTATTTGAAATAAGACCATCCCAATCTCCAGCCTTTTCAATAAATATATGAGAAATATTATTTTGAGATACTATATTGTCAATGTCTTCCTGGTTTGTATAATAAAAAACATCGAATCTATTATTAAATTTATTATAAGCTTGTATATCTACATCATATTCATGTTTTATTTTTTCATAATCTCTAGTAATAATTATACTTTTATTACCTAAAATTTTTTCATTGTAGTCAGCGTAATCAAAAATTGCTATTTCAGTTCCTCGAAGGGTTAATTTATTTGAAAGAAATGCAACATTTAAAGCCATGTTATAATAATTTTATAAATTTATATTTAAGCTAATATAAATTTATTTAATTTAAGTTTAAGTTTAATTTTTTTACTACTATATAAAATATAATGAATGATATACTTTTTGTAACTGCTTATAGAGATATTGGTAGAAATAATTGGGATTCTATATCTAGAACAAATGAATCATATTGTGATGCATTTTATGAATATGCTTCTCGTACAAATTATAATATATTAGTTTTTGTAGATGAAAACATTAAATTATATTTAGAAACTAATTATAAAATTACACCTAATATGATGTTTTATGATATAAATAATTATGATTCATTTTATAATAAATATATAACTATAGAACAAAAAATTATTAACTCTGATATTTACAAAAAAAAAATTCCTATAAATAGAAAAAATTGTCCTGAGCATTTATATGCTGAATATAATTTAGTAAATCATAGTAAAATAAATTATGTTAATCATGCAAAAAAAATATTCACTGATTATACATTTTATTCTTGGATAGACTTTGGTTTAATATTACCTGAAAATTCTAAGTTGTATAATAATATAAATGTGAACAAACTTCATAATAAAATTATTTATCAACATGTTAGTTCAAATTTACCTACAGATAAAATGTATATTTTACCTGAAAAAGAAACTATGACTGAACCAAATAATATGTTATCGTCTGATGTAATATATTTTGCAGGTTCTATTTTTATTATTCATAGTGATTTAGTTTCTACATATGAAACAATATATTCTGAAAAATTAGAGGAATTATATGAGAAAAATATTGCAGATGATGATCAAAACATAGTTCTTCAAATATATTTAGATAACAAAAATTTATTTTTTATGCCTAAAGTAAAAGATTATCCTGAACTAAATATTTCTCTAGGATTAGAAGAATGGTTTAAATTATACGAATTTTTTTAAAATAATATCATTAAATAATTTTTCAAATTTGTCATCATCATATGTAGGAGTAGCTATATTATAAATATATATATTGTCATTATCAGAATTATATATTTTATTTTTATCAAAACATGTGTCACAAACTAATGCTACAATAATTTTATACTTTAGTTTTGGATATTTGTTTTTTAGAACCTTATTTAATTCTTCTGCATCATCAATATCATTAGCTAAGTTGACTTTATGTTTATTACATTCTTCATGATGATGAAATGCATGTCCTTTTCTAAAAAAAACAAGTTCTTCTTCTGAACTATTTAATAAATTAAATAGTCTATTAATTCTTCTATTCATTTTTATATAATCCTCTGGAAATGTATTATGATAAAAACATAAATCATATGTTTTATTAACTTTATCAGTATTAACATCATATAAAAAGTTTTTAAAATCATTTGTAATTATTTTTGAAATACCACTATATGAAACAATCCAATCAAATGGTAATGAAAAATTTCTTAAATTATATTTTTTTAATAAGCTTGCTAAACCACAATCTATACCTATTGGTATAATAATCATTTAGTCTAATAAAATATAACAAAAATGCGAATTTAATTTATTGTTTATATTTTAAATAATATAAACAAAAAATATAAATATAAATAAATGCGAGTTCTCTTAATTAAATCTCATATTCATAATAAAAACTTAAATTTTATTTTAAATTGTAAAAAAATTGATTTTACTATTATAAATTCAATGTATGATTTTTATAACATGGATATTTCATCTTTTGATGCTGTGTATAGCCCATGTCATCCTATAGATGTCTCTCTATATCCAAATATGAAATTCATTTTTGGTCCTCATTTTAGTGTTTTTCCAGAAAAAAATCAAATGGATATGATTAAAAATAATAAAAACGTTGTATATATTCAACCAAGTGATTGGGTTGTTGATTTGTGGAAAAATAATTATATATGTAAAGATATTCAAATACGTTCATTTGCATTTGGCGTAGATACTGAAAAATTTTTTCCAATAAAACCAATTTTAGAAAGAGAAAAAGTATTTATTTACTTCAAGTTTAGAAACCCACTTGACTTGTCTTTAATAGAAAAGTTTTTAACTGAAAAAAATTACAATTATAGAATTTTTAGTTATATGCAAAAATATAATGAACAAGAATATTTAGATTATTTGAGAGAATCTAAATTTGGAATATGGATAGGAGGTCATGAAAGTCAAGGGTTTGCATTAGAAGAAGCTTTATCATGTAATGTTCCATTATTCGTTTGGAGTGTATCATCAATGAGTCAAGAATATGGTAGTAATTATAATGATATTAAAGCAACATCTATACCTTATTGGGATCAAACATGTGGAGAATATTTCCATAATATTAATGATTTACCCAATTCTTTTGATAAATTTATTACAAATTTAGAAAATTATAAACCAAGAGAATATGTTATTAATAATTTATCCAATTCTATTTGTGAAGATAATTTAATATATAATATAGAAAATATATAATAATAATAATAAAAACTTAAAAATAATGTAATCTTATTATTTAAATGCTTATTCCTTTACATGAATTAGTTAAGAAGTATAATATTCAGTTTAAGGGTATTTTGCACGTTGGAGCACATGAATGTGAAGAGCTGAATGATTATTTACGCTACTTGCCGATGGATAAGATGTTATGGATAGAGGCATTACCTGAAAAAGTTGAATTTTGTAAACAAAAATACCCAAATGTGCTTATTGAAAATGCCATTGTATCCGATGTTGTTGAAAAAGTTCGATTTAATATATCTAATAATGGACAATCTTCTTCTATATTGGAATTCGGACTACATGAAACATTTCACCCTCATGTCAAATATATAAATAGTTTTGAAGGAGTGACAAAGTTGTTGAAAGATATTATTCCTAATTATGATATTGATTTTAATTTTTTGAATTTTGATATTCAAGGTGCTGAATTAAAAGCACTCAAAAGTATGGAGGAGTATTTACCAAAAGTAGATTATTTATACACAGAAGTAAATTCGGATTATGTGTATAAAGATTGTGCACTTGTTTCAGAAATTGATAATTATTTAGAGCAGTTTGGTTTACAAAGAGTTGAAACAAAATGGTGTGAAAATTATAGATGGGGAGATGCTTTTTATATAAAACGATCTTAATATTATTACACCTTTAGAAAATGTGGAGTCAAATATATATATATATTTATTTAGAAAAAAGTGAAGTATTTTGCTCCACTTTTTTTAAAAGTGGAATATATGTCAATTACTTTTTCCACTTGTTTTTATATTATTAAATCAAAATTTCATCCCAGTATATACATTCAATGGATGAACAATTTTATTTCTATTGTTAATGAATTTAATTTAGTTATTTATACTGATGAAAATAGTTGTAAATATATAAATACTAATGGAAATACTAAAATACAAATAATTATTAAACCTATAGAAGAATTTTATAATTACAAATATAAAGATTTGTGGATTAAAAATCATAAGAAAAATCATTTATTGAATGACAAGTCTTGTTGGGAACTCAATATGTTATGGTCTGAAAAAATATGGTTTGTAAAAGAGACTATAGAGAAAAAATATTTTGATACAAATTTTTATGGCTGGTGTGATATTGGTTATTTCAGAAATAGACCTGATGATATACACACTAGTCAGCTTGTTAATTGGGGTAATAACTTACAATTTCTAGAAAATAATAAAGATAAAATTGGTTATGCATGTATTCAAAATGATGATGGATATATGAATTATTTACATAAAATTATTAATGATAAAAATGAACATGGATTACCATCTCATGAAATACCAGTTCATCAAAATTCTATTGCTGGTGGATTTTTCTTTTTACATAAAGATAAGATTGATTGGTGGTCGTCAGCTTTCGATAACAAATTGCAACTATATTTTAAGCACGAATATTTGGTGAAAGATGATCAAATTATACTAGTCGATTGTATTCTCTCTAATTTAGATAAATTTATATTATTTAGAGAGAAAAAACAAGAATTTGACAATTGGTTTATGTTTCAAAGATACTTTTTACATCTTTAGGAAAGGTTCTGCTAAGCTAAGAGTCAAAATATTTTAATTTTTTTTTCCACTTTTTTAAAAAGTGGAAAAAGGTCTAATCTAATAAACTTGATGTTTGTTTTAATTTTTCATATTTTGTTGCATTTTTTCCACATAAAATATCTAACTTTCTTGCAGTAGAACAAAAATAATATTTACTACTATTTTTATTTCCAGTAACCAAATAGTTATTATCTATCGGAAAAAGACTACACTGACCATACACGTTGTTTATATTATCTTTTCTAAAGAATTTACAATTCACACAAAATTTTTCTCTTATTTTTAGTGAATCAACCATAAATATGCATATGAACATAAACAAATACATTATGTATTATACTATAAGAAAATGTCTTTATACCTTTTTTTCCACCTTTAGAAAAGGTGGAGCCAAAGTACCGAATCAATCGAGGTCAGGTTTGTCAAATAGAAAAAATAAAAATATATTATAGTAAATATAAAATTATCTAATACATTTTTTCATGGTAACCAAACAGGTGGAAGTATTACCAAGTGTTTATCAACTCTTTTATATACATAAAAGAGATTTACTTGTCAAAACCGCTTCTCTTGATTATTATTTAGTATTTTTACTAAGTTAATAAGCTTAAACAACGATTCTTAGTTTAATATTTTTACAAATAAACGAAAATATATGTAAAAATATAAATTTAATTTAATTATACTATGTATTTTGAATAATAAAAGTGTAAATATTCTTTAACTAAGAGGGTATACAAAGACATCATAAAATGCGATCTCCACATGAGATGGACTAGCTAAATTAAATTTAAAATTATAGGTTCCAAAGGCATTCAAAAAATTACCAGAGAGCCCCCGAACTACACCTTCTTGAATCTTATCGGGGTTTGGGTTCAGTCCACCAACTGAGAGATAAAACGCTCCTTCAGGTAAATAACATGTATAACCTCCACTAAGAAAAAGCCCATCTGTAGTGATAGTTCTGGTGATATCGATAATTGCTGTACCTATTTTATCTGTTGTTCCAGTTGCATAAATAATACCTCTATTATCAAGCGGATGAAGTGGACCTGGACTGACAACGTCAAAGGAAAGTGTTCCTATTATTGGCATATTATAATATACTAAATTTATTATTTTTTTTACCAAAAAAATTATTCCTAATTTACTAAATATTTTTTTCTTTTATTTAAGATAAATTTATGCAATTTTTGGTAAAAAAGGTAATTTGCGCATAATTTGGCTCTACCTTTTCTAAAGGTAGATAAAGGTGAAATGATTAGTATATTAATGCCAATCTATAATGGAATTGAGTTTATTGATGAGTCAGTCTCTTCTATTTTACGACAAAGTTATGACAAATGGGAGCTCATTATTGGTATTAATGGTTACCCTTTAAATTCGGACGTTTATAAGCTAGCAAAATCTTATGAAAAACATGACAATAAAATACGCGTTTTTGATTTTCCTGATAGTAAAGGAAAAGCAAATACATTAAATGAAATGATTAAATTATGTAGTTATGACTATGTAGCAATATTAGATGTTGATGATATTTGGTATGATGAAAAACTAAATATACAAAGACAAATGTTGGGTCATTATGATGTAATTGGAAGTAATTGTGTATGGTTTGGAGATAGGGAAGGTATTGTACCTATTATACCCATTGGTGATATTAGCGATTTTGATTTTAAATTAGTCAATCCTATTATTAATTCAAGTTCTATTATAAAAAAAGAATTGTGCTATTGGAATGATAATGGAATAGAAGATTATGATTTATGGTTGCGATTACGAAAAAAAGGTTGTAAGTTTTTCAATTATAAAGAAATATTAGTAAAACATCGTATACACTCAACTTCTGCATTTAATTCAAAGGGTCATCATAATAAAGTAGAAAATATATTTAAAAATTATTAACAATTTATTTTTTTCCAATCATCCGGACATAAATCTCTCGTATCAATATTTGCAGATTGTCCAAACCATACTGACGGATAACAAACAATTTTATCTTCCCATGTATTTAGATAGGCTGCCCACCAACTAAAAGAACTATTTGCAATAATGTTGTGATGACAAGCACTCATTAGAAGCATTTGTTCCCAATCTTCCAAACTATTATCTCCTCTTTCAAAATTGTAATCAACAAATTTTAAAGACAATGGTTTTATTATTTGTAAAACATCTTCAATATCTACTTCTTCACAAAAATAAAAAATTGTAAATGACTGACTAGGTTTCTTATTTTGAATATGAGATAATGTTTTTTCATAATAGTCATATGTAGCCAAAGGATGTACATGTTGTATATTTTTATAGTCACCAATACGAAAATGCATACTACAACTATTTTTTAGAAAATCATCTGTAAATCCCAAGTTAAATAATAATTCATTTTTCTTTTTTTCTAGTCCAAGCATTCTACAAATGACCGCATAATGATTGTGAAAATATTTATAACTTTGGAAATATCCATAAATTAAAACATTTTTATTATACATTTCATTAATAGGTAATTCATTATATAAAAAATCTTTTTCTCTTATTACATGAATTGGTTCTGGAAACTTTTTAATTAGAAATGGTTTTAAATTAGAGAAAAAAGTATTCCAATAGGTAGGACGAATAGTAGTAGAACCTTCCCCTAGCTTATCTACATCTAAAAAATCAAATCTATTTTTACTCTTAATTGCGTAAGAAATTGTTGTAAATATTTGAAATATTTGGTTGCCAAGACCACCCATCAAATTGCAAGTAATCATATACATATATTTGTTTTGTTGTATTTATATATAAAATTGAATAAATTTTATATTCTAAAATTAAAGATATAAAATTTATAATGTTCACAACCAAATATAAACCTAGTAAAGTATCTGATTTTGTAGGTAATTCTAAAATTATACAACCATTTACCAAATGGCTTCTTACATGGGAACCAACAAATAAAAAAAATAGATGTGCATTAGTATCCGGACACAATGGACAAGGTAAATCTCTATTAGTAGATTTAATTTTAAATAAATATTGTTATCATGCGATTCATTTGACACCTGATGACGAGAGATCTAAGGAAAATATTCAAAATACAATTAAACCATTACTTCATATAAAAAAGACTTTTGATGGCAATGAAAATGTACTAGTTGTTAGTGATATTGATAGTAGCAGCGGTGATCATGGATTTATATCAGGGTTGGTAGAATGTATTAAGGAAACAGAGATACCAATTATTTGCATTTGTGATGATAAATTTAGTCAAAATTTGAAACCTATATTGTCATATTGTTTTGATATAAAGTTATCCAAACCATCTTATGCTGAAATATATACATTAATTTATAAAGTGGTAACTACTGAAAATATTAAAATTAAAAAAACTGATGTGGATAAATTAATCGAGCAGGCAAATGGCGACATTCGTTTTATATTAAATACACTGCAATTGGGTGTAAAAAATACAAATATTAAAAAAGATTGCCAAAGTGCAAATATATTTGACACTACTGGTAAATTGTTCAATATGGATGCTGAATTTAATGACAAGTATACGACTTATTGGTTAGCACATGATATTCATCCATTATTAGTTCAAGAAAATTATATTGGTTGTATAATGAGTCAGAAAGATGAATTACGTTGTCTTGAAAATTTGGCTTATTCAGCTGATGCTTTGTCAGATATGGATGTAGTTGATGCAGAATTTAACTTTGAATTGAGTCCATATGTTGCATCAAATACAATTCGAGCGACATTAAAATGTAATAAGAAAGGTCTTATTAAATTTCCGCGATTCTTGGGTAAAATTTCGACAATGAATAAGAACAAACGAGAAAAAGTTGATTATGATAAGGTTAAGTTTGCTGGATTATAATTCATATGTTTCATACTTTTATAATGTTCTGATTTACCTCCATAATTAATTTCTGCACCACATTCACAAACAAATAATTCTTGTAATTTATATAATATTTTTTCTTTATTTTTTTCATACCATTCATGACTTTTTTGTTTAATTTTTTCTGAATTTTTAGTCGTATATATTTTATTTTGTTCTGAAACTTTTTCCTTATTTTCTTCTCTATATTTTTTACATTGTTCTGAAACTTTTTCTTTATTTTTTTCATTATATTGTTTTTTAAAAGCTTTAATTTTATCAGCATTTTTCTCTCTATATTCCTTTTGTTTTTGTTTTCTAATCATTATTTTATCTTCTTCTGATATTTTATTATCTTCTATAATAATTCCGTTTAATTGATTTTGATAGGCTATATGTGTTTTGCTCTCAAAATGCCTGTTTTTATTACCAAATGTATATTCACTACCGCATTCACAATGACAAATTTGTGTTTTTTGTTCTTTTAACTTTTCTTTGTTAGCTTCTCTCCATTCTTTATTTGCTTTTGCTGCTTCTTCTTTATGTACAGCTCGGTATTCTTTTTTTTGTTCTATTAATTTTTCCTTATTTTTCTCTCTATATTCATCTTGATAGTTCTTAATTTGTTCTTTATTTTTAGCTGCATATTCTTTCTGGTATTCTAATTTTTCTTCTTTATTTTCTTCATAATGTTCTTTTGCTTTGTCTAAAATAATTACTTTATTTTCTTCATACCAGTCTTGTTTATATTTAACAGGATTTTCTGTATAAATAGTATAAGGATTATTACAATTCAGTGATGATTGTAAAGTTTCTATCCAATATCTTTCTCTCATTTCAGCTTCTCTCTTATTTGCACACTGATAATCTTCAATTTGTATCATAGACCAATTATCCCATCCACCATTTATACGAATATATTCATATACTTTTCTTTTACATAATTCATTATTTAATAAAGTTTTATGTTGATTTTTTCTTTTAGTAAAATTTGTTGTATGTCCAACATATGTATCCTTAATTTTGGTATCTTTACAACAAATTTTGTAAATAATAGTATGTGAGTAATCCATTTGACATTTCGGCATTTATCTTATAGTATCTTATAATATTATATTTTTAAGTTATTTTTATTTCAATTATATTAAAAATCTTCGCTAAATTCAAAAGCTGACTCGGTATTTGACTTGTTGGCTAATGAATAATCTGCGATTTTACGCTCAAACATATTGGTTTTTCCCTCTAAACTTATCATTTCCATCCAATCAAAACTATTTGTCGCATTATAAATTTTTTTATAACCTAGTTGAACACACAATCTATCTGCTACAAATTGAATATATTGTGTCATTAAATCAGAATTCATTCCAATTAATTTACATGGCAATGCCTGACAAATAAATTCAGTCTCAATCTCGACAGCTTCTTTAATAATTTCATGAATGCGACTCTTGTCTATTTTTTTCAATAGTTTCGAATACAAAAGAATAGCAAATTCGCAGTGGAGAGCTTCATCACGTGAAATCAATTCGTTACTGAAAGTGAGACCTGGCATGAGTCCGCGTTTTTTTAGCCAAAATATGCTACAAAATGCACCACTAAAAAAAATTCCTTCAACACATGCAAAGGCTACCAAACGAGTGGCAAAACTACTGCGATTATCATTCATCCATTTTTGTGCCCAATCTGACTTCTTTTTAATGCATGGGAAATTTTCAATCGCATTAAAGAGCTTATGTTTTTCTGTTTTGTCTTTTATATATGTTTCAATTAATAAAGAATAACTTTCACTTTGACAAGTTAATATTCCATTAAAAATTCCTCTATGTTTTTTTGGTTCATTAAAACAAAATGTTGCTTCGTTATCTAATATTTTTTCTATACTAACAATTTTAATTCTTTCAGAAACTTCTTTTGTATTATTTAATCTTTCGCAATATAGTAACTTTAATCTTTTTGGCGAAAATCCAATTTCTATTAACTTATTTACCGATTTTGTAGTTATATATAAAATATAACAATTCTTACAATTAAAAAAAGCATATTCTCCAGTACCATCATTTTTTGGCATTAGTCGTTTTTCAGCTTTATGATTTAATTTTATGTTTGAAGTTATACCTAATGTTGTTGTTAATAATTGAACATCTTGTAAGAATTTTAAATTTATTGAAGAAATTTGAATTGAAGTTGCATCTTTTGTTGAATTTAAATTTATACAACCATCTGAATCACATAGTCCTTCAAGCCATCTTAATCTTGTATCTATATTATAATTTATAGGGACTTCATATTTAACTTTATTAATATATTTATGAACATAAAAACATATCCTTGTTTCATTTTCCTGCATTGAATCATATTTAAAATATTTTAATAACTCTTTTTTTATACCATATAAATAAATAATAGGATAATTATTACAATAACTTCCATCACCACAAAAAAATCCATGCATATATGGATTTAAAAAAGAATCTTCATTTAAAAATTCTACATGTGGTGTAATATATCTTTCAATTATATCATTTTCTTTTAAATTTGTTGTTTCTATTTCTTGACATATACATCTTTCTGGATGTTTTGGATTACCTTGTTGTATTAACCATTTATGACCAGGAGAACAATCTAATTCCATTCCATTTGATAATATAACTTTATAAATTTCCTGATGACCTGTATATTTAATTTCAACATTTGAAAATTCTTCTCCATTCCAAACATTGACTTCACGATCCTGCAAATCTTTTATCATAAAATATCCTTTATCTGTTAGAATTTTTGTTTCTCCAATGACACAATGAATATTTTCCATTGCAATTTGGAAACCATAAAATGCACGAGCCTCTGATAACTGCACCTCATTCATGAAACGCGATGCCAAGTTTTCCAATACAATTCCATCGCTTGCAGCAAAAAATGCTAAAATCATTGAAATAAAATATCTTTCGTCATCATTTAAGGTATTCCAATGATCCAAATCCTTTGTTAAATCTATTTCTTCCGCACGCCAAAAACAATCTACTTGTTTTTTATACATTTGCCATATGTCATCGTGTACAATTGGAAACATAACAAAGCGATTATCGTCTGGTGCTAACAATGGTTCTCTGGACATCCTAAATAATATAAAGGGAAGATTTTAAATTTGTTTTTTTAATAATAAAAATAATAATGTAATATTTTAATAATGAATCTACCTTGTGAAACTGAAATGGTGATTACTTTAGAAAACCCTTTTAAAAATAGAACGCAGATGGATATTGGCAATCATTTAATGGATAATGGAAATCATTTAATGGTTAATGGCAATCATTTAATGGATAAAGATCTGCAATTCATTCATATGCAGCAATTAATCAAACAAAAAAGGAACATGTTGCTAGAGAAACAAAGGCATTTACAAAAAGCAGTAAAACAAAACGAATTTTTAGAAATGGTAAAAAAAGATTATAACAAATATAACGATTATATTTTTCAACAAAAACGCGAACAAATTCAAGCACTTGAAACATTAAAAAATTATGTAGAAGATTTGAATAAAACAAATCAAATGAGTAAATATAACATGCAAGATGCCAGGGTAGAACAAAAAAAAATTATGAACGAAATTGAATCTATTAGAAAAGGTTTAGCAGAAATTATAAGTAATACAAATAAATTATGAAATTTAAGATTTAATCTATAATTATATATATATATTATGAGTTTTTTTGGGTTTAATCAACCAGTAAATCAACCAGTAGCATCAGTAGTTCAAAGTGAATCATTTGATGATGTAATGGCTAGTCTTAAACAGGCAGTAAGTGAAGCTAAATCAAGAAACATTGGAAATGAAAAATTTCATACTCAAGAAGTTTTACCTGCGTTAAATCAAATAAATATTCAAATAGATGAAATAATAAAAAAAATTAAAGCATATCAGCAACGATTACAAGGAATGGAAGGAGAAATAGGAGAAAATCGAAAAAAATTAGATGAAATAAATGTATTAAGGCGTCAGCTTTTAGAAAAAGAAACAATTATTAAAGATCAGGAAAATAATATTCAAGCACAACTAGCATCAAACCAAGCTGAAATGTCTAACTTAAAGCAACAAACAACTGCTGGTGAAGAAGTATTTCAAGAACAAATGGCAAATTTAAGACAAAGACTTGACAATGAAAAACAATCCATTGCCACTGCAAAAGATGATGATGCAAGAAGACAATTAGAAGAAAAAGAAGCTGATACACTACAACGTATTCAAGAATTGCAAAGCAATCATGCAAATGAAAAATCCGCAATTCAACAGCAAATACAGGAACATGTAAAAGAAAATGCCGACTTACGTGCAAATCTGGATAAAATAGGACAAGAAAATGCTGCAAATATTTCTAATTTAACTGCAGCGAATCAAACTACAGAGCAAGTAAGAATTGAAAATCAAATTTTAACTAGTCAATTAGAAGCAGCTAAGAACGTAATGAAAGAAGCAATTATTGCATTAAATAGTCTTGAAAATTTTACAAGTATTGATCAAATTAAAGCTGTAATAAGTAGTATATCTTCAAAGATTGGACAAATTAATAGTATACTTGATTCAAATCCTCAAAGTAATAGAAATATTGAATATGAAAATTTAGAAGAATATTTTGAAGCAAATGAAGGACCTACTCAAGAATCAAGTGTTAATTTTTTTACACTGGATAATGGAACTAAGATTCCTATAAAACAAATTATTGCTCAATTAAAGAATAAACCGCAAAAAGGGTTCATGGGTGGACCTTCAAAATATAATACTGCTTTTGACCTTATCACAAAATTAGATAAAAAAGACCCAAGTTACATTCCAAATATTAAAAATGTACTTAACAGACAAGGTATTAGTTTTACACAAAATAATGATATTAAAGGAGGTAAAAAAACAAGACATAATAGAAAGAGTTGCAAGGGTGGTAGAAAAACTTGCAAAGGTGGTAGAAAAACTTGCAAAGGTGGTAGAAAGACAAAAAAGATGAGAAAACAAAAAGGTGGCTATCATTATAACGAAAGCACCAAAAGAAGAAGTCTCACTGCAACATCAACTTCTAAAAGAAGTAAAAGAAGAACTAAAAGAACTACATCTTTTTAAGCATACATTGTAGTCCTCCAAAAGAATAACAATTACTTGGCCATTTTCCTAACATTTCTCGATGACGTATTGATGACATAGTTTGTCTACAATTAAAGGCTTCTTTTCTTCTTATTAAAATATTTCGCCAAGTTCGCTGTATTATTTTTAACCAAAAAGTTTTGATAATGGCAATACTCTCACCATCAGGTTGTAAATATATACATTCTACAATTTCTGGTTTTATATAATTTGATTGTTCAATAATTTTTTTATAATTAGGAAATAAATTATGTTTTTTATTATGTAAATGGTCATATTCATTTTGTATAAAATCAGCAGTTTCCATTATCCAGTCAATATGTAATTTTTTATATCTACAATTTACTAGATAATGTCCCTCTGGACCAGGTCCATGTATATTGTCATTATATAGTTCACATAAAGCTATAGTGAAGCGTGTTTTACTTGGTTCTTCTGGTTCATATACAATATCTGAATAATCTTCTTCTTCTTCTTCTTCTGAATTGTAATCATTGTAAAAATCCATAATAAATATTATATGATTTAGTATAATATTTATGAATTGACTCATTTTTTTTTAAATATAGTATATATAATGAAACTAAAATCAGTAATATCTAATTTGCTTACAAATAAGTTGGTATTACATATTGTATCTTTTCTCGCTTTGTTTAATGTCATTGGTCACATGGTGTTAGGCCATTATAATATAGTTGTTTATTTTATCGTACTTGCTCTTTTAGTAAGATACTTTAGTAAAAATATGATTGTTGTATTTGGTATTCCTCTTATTTTGGTGAATATGATGTCTATGAGAAGTGGTTCTTTTATGGAGGGTATGGAAACAAATACGGATACTAAATCGGATGACAAGAAAACTGATGACAAGAAATCTGATGACAAGAAAAAGACTGATGATAAGAAAGATGCTACAGGAGAATCAGTAATAGATGCAAGTAATAAAAAAACTGATGAAAATTTTGAAGTAGGACGTGCAAAAAACAGCGGTCATTCAATTGACTATGCTACTACTATTGAAGATGCATACGATCAATTGAATAGCATTTTAGGAAAAGATGGTATTAAAAATTTGACTGCTGATACAGAGCGATTAATGCAACAACAAGCACAACTAGCAGGTAATTTGAAGGACATGGGTCCTCTTATAGAAAAAATGGCACCTATGATGGATCAAGTGCAAGGAATGATGCAAGATATGCCTTCTTCAGATCAGGGAGGTATGATGGATAAAGTTAAACAAATGATGCAAAATATGAAATAGATAAAAAAACTAGTTGTATTATAATATATTATATTATATTATAATATGAAAAAATGTCCTCCAGGTGTAATATGCATTGAGAATGTCTCATTAGGTTTTATAATTATATGTATTGGACTTATAGTATACTTGATTTATTATAATACAAACAATAAGTCAATCAATAAAACATCTGAAAAGATAATTATAAATCAAAATACTAGAGAGAATACTCCTAGTTTTTTACCAAGCTGGCCTTATTTTAATACAGATCCATTATTGAACCCTTATGCGCCACCATTAAAAGATGAACGTTATTTAGTTCCCATAAATATATCTACTAATGTGGGTGCGGTAGATACTAACTATAGACAACTAGGTATATTAACGCCATTACATGGAAAATCAAAGGACAATATAATACCTTTGATGGGACGCCCATTATTTACAAATAGAAGTAAGTGGCAATATTATTCTACAAGTAATCAACATAACAATGTAAAGTTACCATTAATATATCGTGGTAAAAGTTGTACAAATGAATATGGTTGTGACCAGTTGAATAATGGTGATACAATATATGCGGAAGGTGAAAATGAATCTTACCGAGTCACACTATATGATAATGCGACAATAAGATATTTACCTTTTTAACTCTCTTCTTTAGCAGATGTTATAGCATGAACAGCATTTATTAATGCTGCATCAGGGTTCTGAGGAATATCATTATTATTCAATAAATTTTGCAATTCAATAATACGATTCCCTATTTTTTCTGCTTGAGACTCTTGTACTTGTTGTGATTCTTGTACTGGTTGTGATTCTTGTAGTGGTTGTGATTCTTGTACTGGTTGTGATTCTTGTACTGGTTGTGATTCTTGTACTGGTTGTGATTCTTGTACATTTGCAGAAGATTCTTGCACAGGAGATTCTTGCACATTTGATGGAGATTCTTGTACAGGAGATTCTTCTAAAGTACTAGATGTATTTTCTTTTACCTCTGTTGGTGTTAAAATATCGTTTGTAACATTATATTCTTTTGTTCCAGAATCTGTATAAACGCGTACAATTTTTTCACTTGGTTCCAATAATGTTGAACTTTCTTGTATCTCTGATGGTGTTAAAATATCATTTATAACATTATATTCTTTTGTTCCAGAATTTGTATAAACACGTACAATTTGTTGTCCTGGTTCTATAGGTGCTATTGGTTCACTTGTAGGCGCTAATGGTTCTTGTATTTGTCCGCCAACATCTATATTATATGTAGTAGGATTAATATCCTTTTTGTAAATTATTAATTTAGATTCACTTTCATTTTCACCTCCTACCTTATTATAATTGATATTTTTCAATGTTTTTTTAGCTAAATTAACTCTTTTATATTTTCTAAATGTTTGATCTTTTTTTGTTATCTTTTTTTGTTTTTTCTTTTTCAAACTTTGTTTTTTTTTGTTATATAATTTAGATATTTTACCTTTAGTTAATTTCATTCTATATAAATAAATTAATATTTTTATTTATATAGTTATATTAATGAGTAACCAAATAAATGTTTCCAGTAATTATGTTAAAGGAAGATGTGATTTAAAATGTGCTTATAATTTTACTTATAAGGTTCAAAATGTTACTGCAAGTCATAATAATACTAATTTATTATTATTACCAGAAGACAGAGAAGATTATTGTGTTTTATATAATAAGGAAAAATACAGAGTTTTTTGGATAATACTCAATAACTCATCTGATATTTTATACAATGATAATAATGCAGATGCAGAAATAATAATTGTACATATGTCTGAAAGTGGTAAATATTTATTTGTTTTTATACCAATTAAAGTTTCTAGTGAAACTACTAATGCAACCACTATATTAACAGAAACTATTAAAAGTATTTCTTCGTCAGCACCATCTAGTGGAGAAGAAGTAAATATTAGTGGATTTGATTTACAAAAAATTGTTCCTAATAAACCATTTTATAGTTGTAAATCTGGATCTTACGATTGTATTTGTTTTGGAATGTTAGATGCAACTACAATAAGTAGTACTTCGTTAAATACTTTGAAACAGCTAGTTAAACCAACTGATTCAAAATTCTCGATAGATGGAGGACTATTTTATAACGCTTCCGGTCCAAACACCACTACAGAAATGGGGGATGGGATTTATATTTCTTGCAACCCAACTGGTTCTTCATTAGAAACAGAACAGGTAACTTATGCAAAAAATGCACCTAACTATGACATTGTAAATATATTTGAAGATAAATATGTATTAATATTTATGCAAGTATTTTTCGCATGTTTAATTTTTATAATTATATGTTATGTATGGAATTATGGTTTTAAAATATTAGATGGAGAATTTGGTATGTCAAAAACTAATAATCTTTCAAAAACATCTATAAAATAAAATTTATTAATAATAAATTATTATGTCATTTATTATTTATATTTTTAAATTGAACTATTTATTGGAGAAGCATCATGTAAGTTATCCAACAATGGTTTAAAAGGTGCCTGTGAAATTGATGAACCTGATTGCATAATAGGTGCCATTTTAGCAACAATCTCTTGTTCTAAAGTATAAGGGAACTGGTTAAATGCAGTAAATTGTGATGCTTTTTTCTTTTCAGTAGGAGCATATTTTTGAAGAGCATCTAGACCAGTAGTTTGAGAAGAACGCCTAATTAAATCAAATGCTACAAACAATGCCATTACTGCTAAAATAGGATGATAATTTGCAAATAAGAAAACAACAACCATAAAGATAAATATTTTACCAATAAGTGTATCTACAACATTAGCAACAGAATCAGGTGTTTTGAAACCCATTACTAAATATAGAACCAATAAAACTGCTAAAAATAGTTCACCTCTATGTTCCTTATTAAATAAACTAATTAAACTTTCCATATATCATATGAATAGATTTTATTTGGTGAGATTCGGTTTGATAATTCAGCAAAAAAAATAACTAGGGAACAACTTAATGAAAAGGATATAAATAATATTTACTAAATAATATAGGACAAAAAATCATGAAATTAAATACCTATTTGGGACAAAAAGGATATACAATACCTAAAAATGAATTAACAATTGAACAACAAAAACAAATCAGAACAGATTTAACTATTAAACCATTTTCTCATCCAGGAATGGGATCAAATGATCAAAAAATATTCCCCGTATATAGGGAATCATCTAATAAATTCTATGTACCACATTATTATGGTGTAGAGAAATTTGGTAATCCAGTCCAGTATAAAGTACCTGAAGGTCTAGATATAAATTTGGATTTTGCTGGTAAATTGCGTGATTATCAGGAACCTGTTGTTAATAAATTTTTAAACCATTGCAGTGAAAATAAATTTGGTGGCGGATTATTAGAATTACCATGTGCGTGGGGAAAAACCTCAGGATCTTTATATATACTATCAAAAATAAAGAAAAAAACAATTGTTATTGTTCATAAGGAATTTTTAATGAATCAATGGATAGAACGTATACAACAATTTTTACCTACAGCGCGCATTGGTAAAATACAAGGGCCTATTGTCGATGTAAATGATAAAGATATTGTTTTATGTATGTTACAAAGTTTAATATCTAAAGATTATGATCAAAAAATATTTGACGATTTTGGTCTCACAATTATTGATGAAGTACATCATATATCAAGTCAGACATTTTCGAATGCACTATTTAAAGTTGTTACTAAGTCTATGTTGGGTTTATCAGCTACAATGAATAGAAAAGATGGTACTACAAGTGTATTTAAAATGTTTTTAGGTGACGTTATACATAAAGTAGAAAGAGAAACGGAAGATAATGTAGAAGTAAGAACAATAACATATAAAACAAATGATGATGAATTTAATGAAACTATATTGGATTATAGAGGAAATCCTCAAATTAGTTCTATGATTAGTAAGGTTTGTGAATATAATAGAAGAACTGAATTTATTATACAAACTCTTTGTGATTTTATTACAATAGATAATGTTGATAAAAATATGGTTCATCAACATAAATTAGAAATGGATAATGCAGTTCCAAATTGTGAAATTTGTAATAAAAATAATAATTATTTGATTAAAAATACGTGTTGTAATATAGTTAAATATTGTATGCCGTGTATGGAAGAAGTAGTAACTTTTTATGAAAAAGGTGTTAAAAAAGAAAGACCAAAATGTCCAAATTGTAAAAAGGTTTTAAAATATGAACAAAATTATATAGAAAATCCATATATTAAGCCTATAGAACAAACTCATACAATTGTAATGGCTCATAATTTAAACATACTTCATTATATGTATAAAAAAATTGTTTGTAAAAATTTAGCTAGTGTTGGTTATTATGTTGGAGGTATGAATGAAACTGAGTTAAAAAAATCAGAGAAAAAACAAATTGTTCTTAGTAGTTACACTATGGCAAGTGAAGGTTTAGATATACCCACTCTAAATACTGAATTTCTTATTACACCAAAGACAGATATTATACAAGTAGTAGGAAGAATTTTAAGGGCAAAACATTCTTTTTCACATCCAATTATTTATGACTTTGTAGATATACATGATGTATTTCAAAGACAATGGTTAAAAAGAAAAACATATTATAAAAAACAAAATTATAAAATAATTGGTACAAATAGTTTACAATATACAACGGAATTTAATAAATGGAAACAAATATATGAACCAAAAAATATACTATCTAAAAAAAAATGTATATCAAAAACAAATAAATCTATATCTAAAAAAAGTAATAGTTCTTCAGATAAAAGTATTATAGATGAATCATCAGATGAAGACGACGAACAAGAAGAAGATGAAGAATCAGAAAAACCAAAAGATAAATATGCTTATGGAGTATGTTTACTCGCAATGAAAAAGTGATTATATTTATTGATTCTTTCTTATTTTTATATTTTACATATTCTCATCAGCAGTCTTTTTACCATGACAATTACGACATAATGCGACTAAATTTTGTACTTCATTACCGCCACCATATTCCAAACGCATCTTATGATCAATCTCAAAAGTATGATCTAGTTGTTGTTGACACCCACCACATTTCCAATCCTGAGATGCAGCCACATATTTTTTTTTAGTTTCACTTACCGAACGTTTTGTGCCATTTTTACCAGAGCTTATTATTCGCCTTTCTCCGCAAAAACCTGAACCTAAACTGGAAACATCAATTCCATTAAGTGATTCCATAAAGGATCCTAAACTAGATCCGCTTTCATTACCTGATGTGTGATCAATGATCGGACTCAACATATCCATAGATGTCTTGTCAATTGGCATGAACTTTACCATGTTATTTGCATATAAAAGCATATTGCGACCTTGTTCGGGGTTACGTTTTAATAATATATAAATACCTATACCTAAGGCAGCGTAAAAGATCATTTTATAATATTTTCTAAAAGACCAAAACATTTTAGAATATTTTCCATCTGTGTATGCATTATATATGAAAAAAGCGGTTAAACCTATTACAAATATTTCTAATCTCATATATATAAAATCTATAATTATTTATAACACATTTTATAAATAATTATTCCTTGAAAGGTAAAATATATTAAACGGCCTTTTTAATCAAATCACTCACTTGTGTAAGTGTATCTGATGCCTTTTTATCGTCTGTCTTTTTATCCAATGTATCATCAACACCTTCCCTCATACCAAATGGTTCTCGTCCATATGCACCTTGTAGTCCAACGCTTCTATAAATACCTCTATGTTGAGTAATATTAGCAATTCCAAGAGCTGACAACAAAATTACTACGTATGGTAATAATACTAAAAACCAAGAAATATAAGAATAATTTTTCTTACATAACCAACCTAAAACATAGGTCCAAAAGAATGCAAAAATCATTTTCATTAAAACATAACCAAATGTTACGCCTCTGAATAAAGCAGCTATACAAGCAATCACAGCAATACCAAAATAAATTTTGGCAGGAGTACATAATTTACTAAACATCTTTTCCATTTATATATTGTTCAGAGATTTTATTTTAGAGATAATAAAAATGGTTTCTTAAATCTTCGCTGATTTTGTTGTCGTTTAAATGAAATGGATGTTTTACTAGAATTAAAATTCTTTCTAGTTTTTTTAAAACCACGGGCACCTTCTTCCATAGTACTTGATTTGGCAAAACGCGTCATTTTTTTTGATTTTTGATTTTTTCCAATGGATTTAATACGAAATAAATCATCTAGTTCTTTTAATTCTGAATATAATGAATTTACATCAATTGGTTCATGACGCGGATTATATAAATATTCACCAAAAATATATTGTAATTTATTAAATATCTTCATTTCCTGAGTTGTTAATTTTGAATAATTGTTAAATAATATTTCAACAAAACTAAAATAAACGCTAATAAACCCCCATATATCTACAATTTTGATAAATACGTTATCTAAATAATCTCGCAAATTTAATTTCACATTAGTGCCAAATTTTGTAAAATGTACCAATACATCCACTAGATAATTAATAATATAATTCATTGTTATTTGAGTTTCTATAATTTGATGTTTGCTATCATCTGACAAAGATGTAATAGAATGACTAAATAATTCAAACATAATTTCATTAATAAATTTATAATGACCTGCTCCTCTCTCTTTCATCCATGAAGAAATATAATTAATTACAAATGGTTTCAGTTCAAATTTATTTGGTTTATCTTTATTTTCAAAAACTCCATTTTCCAAAAATGCTGTATATTTTTCTACAAAACTATCTGAAAATAAAACAACCGAAAATGGGACATTAAATTGAAATGGTCGATTTTTCCATGAACTAGGAAATGGATGATCTTTAAATGGTGTATATTCTACTGCAAGTCCCCAATCAATTAATCTAGTTTTTAGGTCTGTATCTACTAATACATTTGAATCTTTAATATCACAATGATATACATCTCGATTATTCATTGGAATAATACCTTTTTTATATAACTTCATTAAACTTTGATGAACTCTGTACATTTTTTCAATCGAACCTTTATTGTATAAGTAATCATCAACAGGTAATCCACCATTAGGTATATTTAAAGATAATAATTTATCTAAATTATCATTTATATTAGATTTTGTTATTTTATCTTTGGGTAGTGCTGTACATTTATTTGTGTAATCTGTCAAGTCTTTATTTGAAAGATTTGCTGGTTTACATAATACTGCATCATATATTAAAAAATAGTTTTTATAGTCTTTTATATTTTGTAATTTTTCTTTAATGGAAACAATTTCCTCGTATTCTGAAATTGCATGTTTTTCCGTCATTAATTTTGAAATTTTATTAGCATGTCTTTTTGTCTCTCCTTCACATCTAAGTGCCGGACTAAATACGCAACCATATCCACCTGATGCTATTACATTTCCACCTTTATTTGTATTTGTTTTTGTATTTGTCATTGTTATATATTGTAAACATTATAATCCTGTTATTTATCATATAAATAATAAACAGCACATCCTAATCCTAATATAATAGTTAAAAAAATAAGTTTTTCTTTAACCTTATAATAAGATGCAAATTTATCATCTGGTGTTTTATATGCATCATAATATTTAACAAAAAAATCGTTTAAGGATATTGTTGGTTTTTCCAGTTTTTCATTTATTTTATTATGAATAAAATGCGTCCAACGAACCAATGAGTCACGATTATCCAAATAAGGTGTAATAGGATATTTATCAATTAGTTTACTAAATTCGCCAGATATTTGTTCGACTGGGAGAAACAATGGTAGATTTTGAATCAATTCATAATATTTCTTTTTAGTTACTGCATTTGGATGATAAGGATATGTCATGGCTAGTGTATGTAAAAAAAACCAATAATGCGGTCCCCATACTTTTGGATCTAGATAAATAGTTGACATTATTATGTTAAAGTATTAAAAAATATTTTTTTAAACTATCTTTGTGTTATAAATTGTTGAATACAATTTGAATTATTTTCTCTCTTATTACAATAATTGAACATACGTGTAGATGAACCTCTTCCTTTTGTATTACCTAAATTTATGGATACATTTGCTATTTTATTATTACCACCAAAATGCTTTTGGTTCAAACCCAAATTAAATAAACGTAATCCTGGCATATATATACTAATATAAATTTATAAATTTTAATTAATAATAATTAATATTTAAACCTAAAAATATATAAAAGATAAGTCTGTATGAACAGAAATTCAACTACATGTAATAATTGTGGTAAACAAGGTCACATGTTTCACCATTGCAAATTACCTATAATAAGTTATGGTACCATCGTATTTAGACCAAGTATAGAAGGTATACAATTTCTAATGATAAGACGTAAAGATAGTTTTGGATATATAGATTTTATTAGAGGTAAATATTCGCCTTACAATATTCATCAACTTCAAACAATGATAAATGAAATGTCTATGCTGGAAAAAAATAGAATATTAACAAATAGTTTTGAACAACTATGGAAAGATATGTGGTGTGAGACTTCTAATACACAATTTAAGGGTGAGGAAATTGCATCTAGTAAAAAATTTACACAAATAACAGATGGTATTTCTATTAATAATGAAATCATACAACTTAAGGGTATTGTTGAAACAAGTAATACAAAATGGACAGAAACAGAATGGGAATTTCCAAAAGGTCGCAGAAATCCAAAAGAAAAGGATTTAGAATGTGCACTTAGAGAATTTGAAGAAGAAACAGGAATTTCAATTTCAAAAATTAAAATTATTGAAAATTTATTACCATTTGAAGAAATATTTATAGGAACAAATCATAAATCATATAAACATAAATATTTTCTGGCATATATGAATGATCCTGAAGAGAAATTGGATAATTTTCAAATCACAGAAGTCAGCAAATTAGAATGGAAGAATATTGATAAATGTTTGGAAGATATAAGACCATATAATTTAGAGAAAAAAAAATTAATTACAAATATAAATAAAGTATTACAAGAATATAGATTATATTCATAATATATAGTAATGATAGAAGACCCAAATATAAAACCAATAGTTATAGATTCAGAAAGTTCTGAAAATTCTCAATTATTATCTAGTAGTTCAGATGTTCCAGATTCTTCTTCTATAATAGACGATGAATCTGAAACAGAATTAGATATTAAAAATGATGAATATGACTTGAAAACAGAATATGAAAAAATAAATGGTGAAGTTAATTGTTTAAACGAAAATTATTATTCATCTGAATGCAATAAATTTTTATTAAAAAAAGAAATTTTAGAAAGTAATTATCTTCATGATAATCCTAATGAAACACCTTTTTTATATCCAAATTTGAATGACAACGATTTTAATGTTAAAATTGCTTTAAAAAAAGAATTTAACGATACTAAATATGATGGAAAAATACATGAAGATATTAAAGAATATGCAGATAGTTTAGCTAAAGCGGATTTTGAATTGCAACCTCATCAAGCTTTTGTCAAAAACTTTTTATCTTTTCAAACACCTTATAGTAGCTTATTGTTATATCATGGTCTTGGTACAGGTAAATGTCACGCAAAAGGTACATCTATTATGCTATCAAATGGATCAACTGAATTAGTTGAAAATATTAAAGAAGGAGATTTTTTAATGGGTGACGATTCAATGCCAAGGAAGGTTCTATCTATTGCAAGAGGACAAGACAAGATGTATGATATTATTTCTATAAAAGGTGAAAAATATAAAGTCAACCAAGAACATATTTTGTGTTTACGTGCCTCTGGATTTCCAAAAATATGCTGTAATAGTTATAAAAATAATACCAAATACATTGTTCAATGGATTCAAAATAATCAGTTTCAATCAAAACAATTTATTTTCAATAATGAAAAAAATAATGAAGAACAAATAAAAGAAGAAGCAGAAAAGTTTTACAAAAAAATTACAACGAATATAGAAACAAAAAATAATATTATAGAGATTGCTGTAAAAGATTACATAAAATTATCTAAAGGAAAAAAAACATTATTAAAGGGATATAAAGTTGCAGTAAATTTTCCTGAAAAAGAGTTACAATTTGACCCTTATATGTTTGGTTATTGGTTAGGAGTCAAAGAAACTAAAGAAACCAAAGAAGCTAAAGAAACCAAAGAAACCAAAGAAACCAAAGAAAATGAAAATAATGAACTTGAATTTCTAAAATTATTAAATAATAAACATATTCCATTACTTTACAAATGTAATTCAAGAGAGAATCGATTAAAACTATTGGCAGGTTTATTAGACAGAGATGGAAATCTTAATAAAAACGAAAATAAGTTTACAATATTTTTTGATAAAAACGAAAAACTTGTAAACGATGTTATTTACTTATCTAGAAGTCTTGGTTTTGCATGCTATAAAGAAAAAAACAATCAATATATTTTAAATATTACAGGCGCAGGATTAGAAGAAATTCCTACACAGAAAAGAGCTAACTCAAGAAAAGAAATAAAAAATGCACTAGTCACAGGTATTAAAGTTGAATATGTAAATGAAGATGATTATTATGGATTCACATTAGATGGAAATTGCAGATATTTAATGGGTGATTTTAGTGTAACACATAATACTTGTAGTGCAATTGGTGTATGTGAAGAAATGCGCGATTATATGAAACAAATGGGTATAAAGAAGAGAATCATGATTGTCGCATCTGAAAATGTTCAAGATAATTTTAAATTACAGCTATTTGACGAAAGAAAACTTAAACTTATTGATGGATTATGGAACATTCGTGCTTGTACAGGAAACAAATTATTACAAGAAATTAATCCTATGAATATGAGGGGTTTAACCAAAGAAAAAGTAATAAGTCAGATAAAAGGTATTATTAATACATATTATATATTTCTAGGATATGTTCAATTTGCAAATTATATTATCAAGACGATGAATTATACAGAAGAAGTTCAAAAACAGCGCAAGGAAAAAATAAATTTAAAAAAGGGGACAAAAAGTAGAATTCAAATGTTGAAAGATATCAAAATAGATTTGAATACTAGAATTATGAAACGTCTTCAAAATGAATTTGACAACCGATTAATAGTCATTGATGAGGTTCATAATATTCGTAAGACAGATGATAATGAAAATAAAAAAGTTGCTGTTAATTTGGAGCTATTAGTAAAGTCCGCAAAAAATATGCGATTTTTACTTCTCTCTGCTACACCCATGTATAATAGTTACAAGGAAATTGTTTGGCTATTAAATTTGATGAATACAAATGATAGAAGAGCCCGTATAGAAGTTAAGGATATTTTTGATAAAAATGGTAATTTCAAGAAAGATGGAGAGGAAATACTTACCAGAAAAGCTACTGGATATATTTCTTTTGTGCGAGGTGAAAATCCGTATACTTTCCCATATAGAGTGTATCCTAGTGAGTTTGCAAAGAAACATACATTTCCTGCTATTGAATATCCATCTTATCAGATGAATTTAAAAAAAATTAAACATGAAGATAAAAAACGTATCCTTAGTTTATACTTAACAAAGTTTGCGGATTGTGGCACTTGTGGTAAATGTCAGTTTTGCGCGTATAAATATATTATTTATAATTTGAGAAATAAACAATTTTCTATTACTACAAAAACAGGAATTGTTAAAGAAATGCCTAGTTTTGAAAATATGGAATCGTTTGGTTATACTTTGTTACAAAACCCTTTAGAGTCACTCATTATTTCTTACCCTATACCTGGATTAAAAGAATTGTTGGATGAAATACCTGTAGAACCAATGTCTGATAATTTCTCTCAAAGTTTTTCGGAAATATCTTCTCAGGAACCAGAAGAAGAAGAAGAAGAACCAGGACCAGGACCAGTTGAAGAAACAGAACTTGAAGAAACAAGTGAAAATAGTGAAAACACATTATTAGATAGTGAAAATACTTTATTAGATATTGGTAAAAAAAAAATACTTATTGAATCAAGTAGTAATAATACAGAAAACACACTATTAGATAATAGTGAAAAAACCTTAGTAGGTGGAAGAAACATTGATCCTCATTTATTAACAGGTAGAATCGGTTTAGAGAGAATGATGTCATTTGTAGATACTAGAGTTCCACCAATAAAAGGTGATTATGAGTATAAAAGAACGACACTGGATAATTATGGTAGAATATTTTCGAGCGATCAAATTGGTAAATATAGTGCAAAAATTAAGACTATTATAGATAATATTTCTAAAAGTGAAGGTGTTATACTTATTTATTCACAATATATTGATAGTGGACTAATACCTATGGCATTAGCATTAGAAGAGCTCGGATTCACAAGATATGGCGACTCTGGTGCTAAACCATTGTTTAAAAATCCACCTACACCAGTAGTAGATGTTAGAACTATGAAGCCGCCTCATGATAAGAAGGATTTTACACCAGCTCGTTATGCATTAATTACAGGAGAGCCACGATTATCACCAAATAATGATTTTGAAGTAAAAGGATTAACAGGTGATGATAATAAAGATGGTAAAAAAGTGAAAGTAGTATTAATTTCAAAGGCAGGTTCAGAAGGTATTGACTTTAAGTTTATTCGTCAAATACATATTTTGGAACCATGGTATAATATGAATCGAATCGAACAAATTATTGGTCGTGGTGTGAGGAATTTTTCTCATAAAGACTTACCATTTGAGAAACGTAATGTTGAGATTTTTATGTATGGAACCATATTAGGAGATAATAAAGAAGAAGCAGCTGATTTATATGTCTATCGTGTTGCTGAATATAAAGCAATACAAATTGGTAATGTTAGTAGAGTATTAAAAGAAACTGCAGTTGACTGCATTATTCATCACGAACAAACAAATTTTACACAAGAAAAAATACAGGCTTTATTAAAGGAACCCATTACACAAATTCTCTCGACAGGTCAAGTATTGAATGATTTTAAGGTAGGTGATGCACCATTTTCACCTGCTTGCGATTATATGGCTAAATGTGATTATGATTGCAGACCTAATGCAAAAATTGATGAAACACATTTAAATGAAGATACTTATGATGAAAAATTTATTCTTATGAATTCGGAAAAAATATTACAACGTATTCGAATGTTAATGAAAGAAAATTTTTTCTACAAAAAAGATGAACTCATTAAATTAATAAGAATACAAAAAGAATATCCGTTTGTACAAATATTTGCAGCACTTACACAATTGATTGATGACCAAAATGAATTTATTATAGATAAATATGGGAGAGATGGAAGACTTATCAACATTGGCGAATATTATTTATTTCAACCAGTTGAACTACGTGACAAAAATACATCGCTATTTGACAGGTCAGTACCAGTTGATTATAAACATGATATGATAAAATTCGAAATTAAAAAGGATATTACAAAAACGAATATTGACAAAAAAAATGTATCTAAAATGGCACCAATTGTAGATTTAAATTATAGTGAAGGTAAAAATATATTAGAAGAAATGAGAACACAATTTGATCTTTGTCTAGAGTTTACTAAAAAAACTATTGTTCCTAGAGGAGATGATAATTGGTTTAAACATTGCGGAATTGTTATGAAAAAGTTAGCAAAGGATTATCCAGAATCTAAAGAATTATTAATACCATTTTTGGTAGCACATATGATTGAATTACAATTATTTCAAGACAAGCTCGAGTTAATGAATTACTTATATTCATTAGATAAAATGACAAAAAATAGTCTTGAATGGTATGCAAAAGAATACTTTCAAATGAACAGCATTATTACTAAAAATTATAATGCATTTATAATGTATAAGTTAAGTAAAAGAGTAATTATGATATTAAATGAAGAAAATAAGTGGATAGAAGCTGAACCAGAAGATCAGAGAGAAATAGCATCATCTAAGAGTGCCAAAGAAATGTTATCATTTACACCAAATGACTATAACAAAATTGTCGGTTTTATTGGTTATGAAAAAAGTAATCGTTATTTAGCATTTAAAACAAAAGATATTACATCTAAACGTGATACCGGAGCAAGATGTGATGAATCAGGTAAAATTAAAACAATGCAAAAGTTAAATGAGCTATTAGGTAAAGAAATTTATACAAAGGAAAACACAAAAACACAAAAACAAGGTAAGGAAATAATTAGCGAGGCAGTTGGACAAGTAGAGTTATGTGTAACTCATGAATTTATTTTAAGATATTTTAATTCAATAAAGAGAGAAGATAAAAAATGGTTTTTAACACCAGAATTGGCTATATGGCACAAAATGTATACAATATAATTGTATTGCATTTATATTTTGTTATATTTTTTCAAAATATAAAATTGAAAGAAAATAGAATTAAAAGATAATATGTATAATATATAATGGAACCAATAGCCAAATTACCGCAACAAAAGAGAAGAAAGGATAAGCTACAAACTATTTATTCAAGATGTTTGCTTACTAGAAAAATCATGTTAATGCTTGTAAATATTGGTAAAAATTTACAAGAAAATATTGAAGAAAATATAAAAGCAAATTTTGAAGGAAAATGCGTCGTAGAAGGTTATATAAAACCCGGTTCTGTTAAAATAATTACATATTCTAGTGGCACAATTGAACGAGGTAATCAAGTATTATTTGAAATTGTATTTGAATGCGATGTTTGTTTTCCTGTAGAAGGTATGATTATTTCATGTGTTGCTAAAAATATTACTAAAGCCGGTATTAGAGCTGAAAGTGCTGGCGAAATACCATCTCCAGTTGTTGTTTTCATTGCAAAGGATCATCATTATAATGTTCCTCACTTTTCTGAAATTCAGGAGGGTGATAAGATAAGTATAAGAGTAGTCGGTCAACGTTTTGAATTAAATGATAAATATGTTTCTATTATTGGTGAGCTTATTAAAGAAAAAGAGTTTATACCAAATACAAAAATAAGGCAACCAAGTAAACCACGTCTTGTTATCGAAGATGAATAAACTTATGAAATAAATTAATAATATTATGTATATATAATAGTATGTTTGAAAATGATGAATTTAATAATTTAGATATTTTAATTTTTTGTGGTGGTAAATGTGGTAGTTCAACATTACATAAAACATTATTAAATAATGGTTTTAAAACAACAAAAGTTCATTGCAATTTTAATTTTATGTGTTTGTGTAATCAATATAATAAGGATAAAAATAAAACAATTTTTGATGTAATAGATTTTAATAAAAAACAAAAAACAATATATATAATTGATTCTTATAGAACACCAATTGAAAGAAAAATTTCTTCTTTTTTTCAAAATATTAATAAACATGTTCCCGATTATGAAAAAAAAAGTATTAAAGAACTTATACAATTATTTAATAAAAATTTTTTGATTGAATTAGAAAATTATAAATCTATTGATGAGTTATTTCAACATTATAAATTACCTTTTTTTAAAAATTTTGATTTTAAAAATAAATATAACATACTTGAAAAAGGTAACATAAAATTTGTTAAAATTAGATTTAGTGATATTGGATCATGGGGAAATATATTAAAAAATATTTTTAATAAAAATATTACAATTCATAATGATAATTTAAGTATACAAAAACCAACTAATAATGTTTATAATGAATTTAAAAGTTTATATAAAATACCAAAGAATTCATTACATAAAATATTAGAAAAAGATGATGACTTTAAAATATATTGTACCATTGAAGAACAAACAAAATATATTAAATATTGGGAAAGTAAAAGTTATTAGATATTACAAGTAATAAAAAATAAAAATAATTGAATTAGTCATTTGTATAATAAAATTGTAATGAATTTATTTAGGTAAAGAATTAAAAAACAAGATTTAAAAAGATTTTACTATTACAATTATAAATGGAAGCAGTTGCATCTATAAATGATATTAATAATTATTCTGTAAATGAATTAAATTATATTAGAGAAACAATTGAAAAAATGAATAAATTTAACAAAATTGAAATTTTACGAATCATTAATAGATATGAAAATGTTACATTGAATGAAAATAAGTATGGAATCCATATTAATCTAACTGAGTTAGATATGGAAATAATTCATGAACTAATGCTATTTATTAAATATGTAAATACACAAGAGCAAACGTTGAACAATGTTGAACGTGAAAAAGAAGATTATCGAAATACATATTTTTCAAAAGATATTAAAGATAAACACTAACATAATAGTAGGAATACAATGGCAAGTTTACTTTATATAGACAAATCTTATTCAGAGTATAATGATGTAATAAATCAATTACAAGATTATATGCTATATGATAACAATATACAAAAATCATTACGACTTAAAATGCAGGGAGAAACAAAGTATAAAAAACAATATGAAAAGATTTATAACAATGAAAAGATTAACAACAATGAAAAGATTAACAACAATGAAAAGATTATTAATGAAAAGATTAACAATGAAAAGATCAATAACAATGAAAAGAATAATAACAATGAAAAGATTAATAACAATGAAAAAATATTTGTTCCGCTGCAACAAGATACACTTTTTTGGTGTTATTTTATTATTGTAAATGGTGATACTGCTTATGAATTATTAAATAATAAAAACTCACTTATAGCAAAACAAATAAAAATTGATTTAGTTACAACAATTCGACAAAAAAAAGAAATTGTCAAAACATATAAATTTGATACCATTACAAATATTGAAAGCAATCTTGCAAATGATGCAAGTTTAAATGCAAAAACATTTTTAACATTATGTGCAATTGCCAACATAAATGTTATTTATATTAACAAAAAAACATATTTTGAATCATTTATGAATGATACAAGTGTTGTATATGTCATAAGCGAAAATAATCAATCTAAATATGTGAAAAAATATGGATATCAACTGGCAAATCAAGAATTAGTTAATAGTATTAGGACAACATTTTATAAACTTGATAAAGTTGATAAACCTATAAAAGCCATGTCTGGTTATAAAGTAGAAGATCTTATTTGTATTTGTGAAAGACTAGAAATAAGTATTATTAATAAAGATACTGGTAAAAATAAGACAAAGAAAGATTTATACGAAGCTATTGTGCAATATTTTTGAATATATAAAAAAAATGAACAATAATTTAAAAATATGTCTTATTATATATTATAACAATGAGTTCTACAAAAGACAACGAATCAAATAAAATAATAAATAATTTAGAAGGAGATCTAGATTTTGGGTCTGAAAAACTAAATAATTTTTATAAGAAACTTGATAAGAGTGTCCAAACAAAAATAAAAGGTATGAAATCTGAATCAGCTATTCAATTATTAGAAATAATGTCAAACCCAAACATACAACAAGTATATGATGGTTTAACAGATAAGGAAAAATCAGATTTGAAAAAAATGGGTCTAGTCAATAAATATACAACTTTAAAAAAAATGCTTGATAAAAAAGTGCAGGAAACTACATTTATTTTGTCACCACTTTCAGAAAAGTCTAAAACACCAGCATTTGATTATCCCAAGGCTTCTTCTAAATTTTCACCTGAAGAGTTGCCTATAGAAAAACAAGAAGATAAAGTAGAAGATAAAGAAGAAGATAAAGTAGAAGATAAAGTAGAAAAATTTATTGAAGAAGAAGTTATAGAAGAACAGGAGGAAGAAGAAGAACCAGAACAAAAAGGGAAAAAAGGAATGTCTTCTCAAATTCGTTTTGATCATTTAGTTAATTCATATTATAACAACTATAGAGAAGGTGAACTTGAAGTAAAATTTGGTACAAAAGGTATTAAAAGTATAACAAAAAATAATTATGATAATGTAGTTAGAAAATTCAAATCTTCTGGTTTTACTGCAGTTGGTGAAGAAAATGGTGATTATTATTTACGTATAAATTGTGAATTTCTTGATAGTACTACAGGACGATTCAAGATGTCGAATATTAGAACAGATATTAGAAGTCTTATGAATATTCAAGAATATTGTAAAACAAATGATATTAAAAATTTACCAAATCAATTGTTTGTTGATCATATGACAAAAGGGCCAATGTTTATCAATAAAGAAAAGGTATTTCCAGTGGATTTTGATGATTTCAATTTCAGAATTACTTATAGTGCTGAAAATGAAATTAGAAAAATGGGTATCATAAATAATATTACCGAAAATTGGCGCAAATCAAAAAAAGAGTTTCGTCTTATTAATCGTGTTACATTTGAACATACAGATTTTCCATTTAAGGTTGATTTAAGTATTGTGAAATACGGCAACAGAATGACAGACAAGTTTGGTCGCAATAATCGTGGACCTATGATACGTGTTTATACACTTGAAGAGTCAAATGTGTTGAATAATGAAGAAGTTTATGAAATTGAACTTGAATTAGATAACAAAAAAGTGGGGCCAGGTACAAGATTCAGTACACCAGAGTTGATTGTAGATGGATTAAGAAAAGGTATAAAATATGTACTTAGTGGTATGCAAGGAACAAATTATCCCATATCATATCCAGAGCAAAAAAATGTGATTGACTCCTATATGAAACTTCTTTGGCAAAATTCATATGATCCGAAGAGATATGTTTCTAGTAGATACTTTATTGGTCCAAACTCTTATACATTACAAATGGAAAATATAGCAGCATCAGATGAAAATTCAAATCAACCAAATATTCGCAAGAATTTTGTTGTTACTGATAAAGCCGATGGAGAACGTCATTTGTTGTATATATCACAAGAAGGTAAATTGTATTTAATTAATACCAATATGGACGTTATCTTTACTGGAGCCAAAACTGCTAATGAAGAATGCTATAATTCATTGTTAGATGGTGAGTTAATTTCACATGATAAACAAGGCAAATTTATTAATTTATATGCTGCATTTGATATTTACTATATTAAAAAAGAAGATGTTCGTTCATATACATTTATGATGAAAGAAGGTGAAAAAGATGTATATAAATCCAGATATAATTTGTTACATTTCATTAGACAAAACTTAAATGCAGTAGCCATTACAAAAAGGGATAAAAAAATGTCAAGTGTACCAGAATTCAAGGTTGTAGATGGTTTATTATGTCCTATAAGATTTAGTGTAAAGGAATTCTTTCCTAACAATCCAAAACAGAGCATATTTGAAGGATGTAATCAGATTTTACAAAAAGAAAAAGATGGGCGTTTTGAGTATAATACAGATGGTCTTATCTTTACGCATGCATTTTATGGTGTGGCTTCTTCAGAAGTGGGTCGTGCTGGACCTATTGAAAAAACTACATGGGAATATTCATTCAAATGGAAGCCACCTCAATATAATACTATTGACTTCTTGGTGACTACTGAAAAAGGACCAAATGGTGATGATATAGTAAAATCACTTTTTGAAGAAGGACAAAATAATAGAGAAGTAGTTCAATTTAATGAATATAAGAAAATTGTTTTGCGGTGTGGGTTTAATGAAAAACGTGATGGATTTATCAACCCATGTCAAGATATTATAGATGACAATCTACCACAATATCATGTGCGTTATGAAGATAGACAAGAAAATGACTATGTACCACAGCGTTTTTATCCGACTGATCCATATGATATTAATGCCGGATTATGCAATATCATGTTGCGTATGGATAGTTCCGGAGGCAAGAAAATGTTTTCTGAAGAAAACCAAGTATTTGAGGATAATACTATTGTGGAATTCAGATATGATTTGACAAAAGAAGAAGGATGGAAATGGATTCCTTTACGTGTTCGTTATGATAAAACTGCACGATTAAAAAAGGGTGAGCGTGAATATGGTAATGCATATCATGTTTGCAACAGCAACTGGAAATCTATTCATCCTACTGGTAGAATTACGGCTGATATGTTAGCAACTGGTATGAATATACCTGATATAATTGTAAGTGAAGACAAATATTATAATACACCTTCTGGAAAATTTAAAACCGGTGGAATGAAACAATTTCATAACTTATATGTGAAAAAACATTTAATTTGCGGAGTGGCAAAACAAGGTGATACACTCATTGATATGGCTTGTGGTAAGGCAGGAGATCTTCCAAAGTGGATAAATGCAAAATTGGCCTTTGTATTTGGTGTAGATATTTCAAAAGATAACTTAGAAAATCGTCTAGATGGTGCATGTGCTAGATTCTTAAAGGCTCGTAAATTGAATAAGCAAGTTCCTTATGCATTGTTTGTCAATGGTAATAGTGCATATAATATTCAAGATGGTAGTGCTATGTTGAATGAAAAAGCCAAACAAATTACGGCGGCAGTATTTGGAAAAGGTCCGAAAAATCTAGGTCCAGGTGTTGTTAGACAATATGGTAAAGGTGCAGATGGATTTAATATTTCATCTTGTCAATTTGCAGTGCATTACTTCTTTGAAAATCCAGATACATTGAAAGGGTTCATAAAAAATATTGCAGAATGTACAAAACACAATGGGTACTTTATAGGTACTGCATATGATGGTAAACTAGTATTTAATGAGTTAAAGAAAATTAAAACAGGTGAATCTATTAAAATAGTGGAGGATGAGAAAAAAATCTGGGAAATTACAAAAGGTTATGGTGCGGATACATTTGATGATGATTCAAGTTGTATTGGATATAGAATTGATGTGTTCCAGGAATCAATTAATCAGACTATACCTGAGTATTTGGTAAACTTTGATTATTTCAATCGTGTCATGACAGCATATGGTTTTGAAATAATATCTAGAGAAGAGGCAAATGAATTTGGTCTTCCAGAAGGAAGCGGATATTTCAGCGAATTGTTTTTGAATATGTTGGAAGAAATTAAAAGAAATAAATTTAAAGCAAAAGATTATGGTGAGGCAGCTATGATGACAGGAATTGAAAAGAAAATTTCCTTCTTAAATCGTTATTTTGTTTATAAAAAAATACGTATAGTAAATACAGAATCAGTTGAGATAGAATTAAGTGAATACACTAATTCTGATTCATTGAGAAATAAAAAGGAGACCACACATGCAATAGAAGTTGCAGAGGAAGAGGTAATTACTACAACAAAACCAAAAATACGAAAATTGAGTAAAAAGATGTTGTTAGTAGCTGCAACAGATGCATTAGATGAGACACAGATATACACAAAAGAGAAAAAGGAAAAAAAAGAGAAAAAGGAAAAAAAGGAAAAAAAAGTAATAATTATTGAATCTGATGAAGATGAAGATTAAAATAGATCAAAAAATAAAATAATAGAGTTAACTATAAAGAAAATAATAGACTTAAATATATTTTATAATATATAAATAGTATAACCTATGAGTTATTATATAATACCAAAAATAAATAATTATGTAGTTATCAATCCAATAAGTGGTAACAATTATGATAAAACTTTAATACCATATATTTCAAGTAGTTTATTTTATTATTACAAAGAACTTCGTGAAGAAATACAAAATTATTTTAAAAGTATGATTTCTGATACATCTTATGAAGAAGTTATTAAAATTGTTAATCCATATGAATATATTTTTTCAAAAGTTCCTGGTTCTAATTTTTCTGTTAGCAAACTGAAACCACAAACTAATTTTTTTTATGATTTATTAGAAGTGTCAATAACATTAAACATTTTTGAATCATATAAAAACATAAATATTACATCATTACATATTACAAATAACAATACTGATTCAATTGAATGTTTTGAAATGTTACGTGAGAATTATGATGATGTAACTATTTATTATGATACAATTAATGACCATACAATTGATTCTATTGGTGAAAATAGATTTGATTTTTTATTTTTTGAGGCAAATGTAAATAATTATCATAGTTATATTACTTCATTAATTCATTATTTAATGATTATTTTAAGAAATCAATTAACTGGAGGTAGTTGTATAATTAAAATGGATAATATTTTTTATAAACCAATTGTAGATATATTGTATATATTATCTTCACTATATGAAAAAGTATATATTTTAAAACCGAATACAAGTAATATAACTACATTTGATAAATACATTATATGCAAAAATTTTCAATGTAATGAAGATAAAGTCAGATATTTAAAATTAAATTATTATAAATTGTTAATATTTCTTAAAAAACTTGAAAATAATTTTATAGATTCCGTTTTGGATTTTGATATACCTTACTATTTTACTATTAAATTAGAAGATATTAATATAATTATTGGACAGCAACAAATAGATTCATTAAATTTAATTATGAATATATTAAAAAATAAAAATAGGGAAGATAAAATAGAAACTATTAAAAAATTAAATATTCAAAAGTCAGTTTCATGGTGTGAAAAATATAAAATTCCTTTTAATAAATTTTCTGAAAAAACCAATATTTTTTTACCTATTATAACAGATCATAAGGATATAATTAATCAAGATATAATTAATCAAGGTATAATTAATCAAGATATAATTAAATAATTGTTTCTATTTATATGCATGTGTTCCAGTTGTAGTATTGTATGTATTGGGTGATTGAGAAAAGTGATTCGAACTAAATACAGAAGTAGGATAATAACGATATGGTGATGGTGTGGTAGCAGGTACTTGATATTGTGGTAGTTGCTTATAATGACAGAATTTTTTGTTTTGATGTTGTCTAGATTGAGAGAAATTGAGTGGCCATGGTGTATTGCAGTTTGGTGCTTTATTTTTATATAAATTTGTTATATTTGGATCAACGCCGGCATATATTTGGTTAGCATTCACTAATAGAGGACCTGTATTATTGTAGTTTTGTATAGAAGCGGCATTTGTTGAAATAGTATCTACCATTAATTTCAAATTTCTAGTAGATGAATCAACTGCGCCTTGTTTGGCATACTGATAATTATTCGGTTTATATACAACTAATTGACATCCAGCTGGATTAGATGGTCCAGAAAGAGGCATTCCCCAGTAAGGATTGCTAATGAAATTTGTAAATACTTTAAGAGCTGGTTCTTTTTGACTTGGTGGTAGTCCATTTAACCAGTTAAAGAACCCTTGAATACTATTAATACCAAGATTATTAAAACTATTCACTTCAGCTTGTGTTAAAATATTTACATTTACCATGATGGCTAACATTTGTGCAATAAGAGCATTTTCAGTAGCATCAAATATTTGTGCGCCTGGTTGACAATTAGCCAAGTAAGTATTTGTAAGTGCTAGTGGGCTACCAGGTGTGGGACCTTTATTGCCGTCTACCGATATATAATAAGGATTCTTATCATATATACTATTATCCAAATTTGTTCTATAAGATAAAAAATTAAATGCTTTTTGTTCATATGTTTTACACCTATTTTGCAAATATTGTTTTGTAGATGTATAATAATTTTTTTTCAAATTTGTACTGGCATAAATAGCGCGACGTTTAGCTTTAAATTCATCATTACAACATAACACTCTATTTTGGGTATCTGGTTTTGGATTTTCTTCTAAAAATGTACTATTTGGATAATAATCAGATACAATAGAGATACCCTCACATCTCTTGCAATCATCATACGACTTTTGAATGCCATTTACTTCACCTGGAGTGTTAAGACGGACAGAAAAAGCACCTGGTTTATCTTGCATATCATTAAGAAGTCCTGATCCACCAAATCCACCTCCGAGAGAAGTACCTTTACTTGATTTTACAAAACGATTCATATTATAGTTAATAAGGGCTGCTTCATTAATATTTATAGGAATTGCACCATTTGTAGGATCTACACCTTTTAAATTATTGGCGACTATAGGGTCAGCAACAATGACACGTCCCTTTCTAAAATGCTTGATAGGTCTTGCCAAACCAAAACCCGTTTGAAATACATTTCCAGGATCATTATTTGTTAATGGTCTTATGTGACCTGGTGCGGATCCTACTGGATTGCTATTTATACCAGTTCCTTTCCAAGTAACATATTGTTTATTATAAGTTGTACTTTTATGATTATATCCGGAAGATGGCTTTGAATTCATTCCTAATGGATAAACTGCTGATGACATTTATATTATTATTAAAGAAAATAAAAAGCTATATTATATATATTAATGTTGATAAATATATTGATTATATTTTTTTTATTTTTAATTACTTATCAAATAATTTTAGCAAATCGTATTATAGAGGGAGCACAAGGTTATCAAAGTTACGATAATGATCCATTAATTCTTGCAAAACAAAATGCTGGAAATATTGAAGTTTTAAAAGCTGATGTAGATAAATTAAAAGGACTTCCTACAGAAGTAACTACACTGGATGGTCGTATGAATGTTATGGAAAAACAAATGCAAGAAATAGCTATAGAAAATAAAAAACAGGCTGAAGATTTAACTAATCCAAGTGTTCCAAATCAATAAGAATATAAAAATGTAAAATATATTATATTTATATAATTTAATAAATAATGTCTACAACATCTAATTTTTTGGGTCAAGATTATCCTTATCAAAACAATATTAGATCACCTAGTCAAATTGGTATGAATGATAAAGGAACTATACCACAATTAGGAAGAAATATAAATGGTTTTATTGAGTATACTAAATTACTAGTTACTGGAAGTAGCAGAGCGTCTGCAACTGGTAAACCTTTAGGAAATAAATATTTTTTAAAAACAGGAGCAACATGTCAAGCAAAAGATACATGTGCAGCTAATGGAACAGGTTGTAAAGAAACAGATAGGTATATTTATATTAATAATGTACCTGCAGGTAACATACCTCTCATTTCTAGTGGTATGGGTGTTAATTTTACTGACTTTAGAGGACTTATACCTGGTGCTATGGAACAATTAAATGTATTAAATCCTATGGCTATTTTTCGTGCATTTAAAGATGGTGCGACACCTCCTTGTCAAATGATCACTATGGAAACTATTGATAATAATAATAATCGTTCACAGGAAGCACATTATGTAACATTAGCAGATATTCAATCTATGGATCCTTGCTGGTTTACAAAAAATGGTGGAATAAATCCTATTACTGGTGCAAAATGCAAGCAAGCATTTCAAAATAAAGTTGCTGATGATGCAGAAGTAGTCATGCCTAATGATCCTGTAGATCAATTATATTTTGCCGGACTAGCTTGCATTGGCATATATATATTTTATCGTATTATGCAAAAAAGTAGATAATTACATATTATATTTTAAAATATAGTATATAATATATAATGCAAAAAAAAATTCGCTCTGTAAGACGTAAGAGTAAGAGTAAGAGTAAACGTAGAATAAATAAGAAAAGAAATACACGAAAATATATAAGAAGAAATATTAAAGGTGGTCAAGAACCTGATAAAGTTAATTGTTGTATGTGCGACAAAGAAATTCGCAATGAAGATGGTCTTGTCCCTGCAAAATGTTTGACAAAAAATGGCGCCGTTAGAGCGCACCGAATTTGTAAAGAATGTTGGTGGGATCCTGAATCTGGGTTTGCAAAAGAAGGTGTAAGTCATGCATGTCCAGGTTGTATGAAAGGATTACCATTAAATGGTCCGCCTATTACAAGTGACATTGTTGATTTAACAGAAGATTAAAAATCTTATAAATTCCTTTAAGTACTTTTTCCAATTTATACTATTAATTCTTCAAAATATTTTTGGGCAAAGTATTTCGGATTTCAAAAAATGGACAAAAATAAATGTCCAAAATTGAAAACCTAAAAATAGTTTGCCCAAAACCGAAAATTTGTGACCATAAAAATTCTTATGGTCTGATAACCAAAAAAATAATGCAAAATTTGTTTGCATAATTTTTTTTTAAAATACTTAAAAATATTTTCTAATGTATAAATATGGAAACTTTTGGAAACCAAAAACAGGCGAAAACAGGCTATAAATTTTATTGTGAAAGTTGTGACTATGGTACATGCAAGAAAAGTGGTTATGATTCGCATATACTCACATCAAAACACCAAAAACAGACAAATGGAAACATTTTGGAAACTTTAGGAAACCAAAAACAGGCTGATTCGAACCTTTTAAAATATGCATGCGAAAATTGTTTAAAAGAATTTAAAAATCGTTCTGGATTATGGAAACATAAAAAAATTTGTAATACTAAACTAGATATAGAGTCTGAAAATGGACCTTCAGATAAAGAACTCATTATGTTGTTAATTAAAGAAAATAGTGAATTCAAAAATATTATGTTGAAGGTATTGGAAAATGGAACTACAAATAATTCACATAATAATAATAATAATTCAAATAATAAATCCTTCAATTTACAATTCTTTTTAAATGAAACATGTAAAAATGCAATGAACATTACTGATTTTGTTGATTCTCTCCAATTACAGCTTTCAGATCTGGAAAAGGTTGGTGAAGTTGGTTACATTGAAGGCATTTCGAATATTATTATAAAGAAGTTAAATGCATTAGATATTAGTGAAAGACCTATTCACTGCACTGACAAAAAGAGGGAAACCATGTATATTAGAGATGAAGACAAATGGGAAAAAGAAGATGAGAAACATATGAAGTTACATAAGATGGTAAAGAATGTTGCGTATAAAAATATAAATCTTATTTCAGAATTTAGAGAGAAATATCCAGATTTTAAGAAAATAAATTCAAAATACTCTGACCAATTTAACAAAATCATTATTGAATCCATGGGTGGCAAAGGTGATAATGAGTATGAAAAAGAGGAGAAAATTATAAAACGCGTTGCTAAGGAAGTTATTGTTGATAAAATCATTTAAGTTGTTTTTTCAATTTATATTATTAAATCTTGAAAATATTTTTGGGTAAAGTATTTCGGATTTCAAAAAATGGACAAAAATAAATGTCCAAAATTGAAAACCTAAAAATAGTTTCCCAAAAACCAAAAATTTGTTACCATAAAAATTCTTATGGTCTGGTTACTAAAAAAATAATGCAAAATTTGTTTGCATAATTTAAAAATATTTTTTGTGAAAAAGGATTTAGGAGATTTTTTTGTTAACTATTTATATACATGTTGTTAACAAAAAGTTGCAATAAAGTTGCAAATATTTTCAGGTGTGAAAATTGTGACTATACTACGTCTCGTAAAAGTAGTTATAATAAACACTTATTGACACCAAAACATATTAATTTAACAAATGTTAACAATCAGTTAACAGAAAGTTGCAAAAATGTGGCAAAAATAGTCGATTATACATGTCAAAAATGTAATAAAAATTATAAGTCACGTGTCGGATTATGGAAACATAATAAAAATTGTCCAGAAGAAAATATAAATACTAATAATAAAGTTTTCGAACTTACCCAAGAAACAATAATAAATATTCTTAAACAAAATAGTGAATTTCAACAAATGCTTTTAGAACAGAACAAGACTATTCTTGAGTTATCTAAAAATAATTCAATTACTAATAACACTACTCATACAAATTCTCATAATAAATCCTTCAATTTGCAGTTCTTTTTGAATGAAACTTGTAAAAATGCAATGAACATTACAGATTTTGTTAATTCTCTCCAATTACAATTATCAGATCTAGAAAATGTTGGCGAAGTTGGATATATTGAAGGTATATCCAATATTATTATAAAGAAGTTAAATGCATTAGATATTAGTGAAAGACCAATTCATTGTACTGATAAAAAGAGAGAAACCATGTACATTAGAGATGAAGACAAATGGGAAAAAGAAGACGAAAAACATATTAAAATGCATAAGATGGTTAAGAATGTTGCATATAAAAATATAAATCTTATTTCAGAATTTAGAGAGAAATATCCAGATTTCAAGAAAATCAATTCAAAATACTCGGATCAATTTAATAAAATTATTATAGAGTCCATGGGTGGCAAAGGTGACAATGAATATGAAAAAGAAGAAAAAATTATCAAACGGGTTGCCAAGGAAGTATTTATTGATAAAAATTAGTTTTAGATCAATTATTATAATTATAGTAATTGATTTTATATTATTATTTAATGCTTTCTAGAAGTCTTCTTTTTATGAGAACGACCTCCTGAAATTGGTGCAGCATTAGTCGCAATACTATATCCACCACAACCACCACGTTGCTTTCTTCCACGAGTGCGACGTTTTTTCCCTCCATATGTATTATATCTTTGTGCTGAACCATATCCCTGTCCCATTGCTGAACCATATCCTTGTCCCATTGCTGAACCATATCCTTGTGCTTGTAATTTTTGTGGATGTACTCCTTGTATCATTCTATTTGATTGAGGATTTCTTTGTATTGTATTTATATCATCTTCTAGTTGTTCTAACTCAACCGCATTTAGTACCTGTGCTGATAATTCAGGAGAAAGAAATTGTTTTAAAATATTACTAACTTTTTCAGTTCCCTTCATTAACATTTCATTAAGAACAACTTGTATTTCTTGTTGTGTTTTTGGTGGAACACCTTGTTGTTGTAGTTGTAACGTAATTTGTTGTATTGTTTGCATGTTAAGTTTTTCTACTCCACCAAAAATACCACCCCAGTTAGATTGTTGTTGACCATATTGCGATTGTTGACCATATTGCGATGGTTGTTGATTTCCCATTCCAAAAAAACTCATTTGTTATATAATATATCAAAAGAAAAGAAAATAAAACAATTTCTAAAGAACAATAGTTATGTTTTTGTAAATTATTTATACATAATTGAATTATTACGAATAAATTTATTTTTAGATAGAAGCCCATGCATTCACACTTGGTCTAGGTCCAAGAACTTTTAATAAAAATTGGATATATTGTTGTCCTTGTCCATGATTTTTCATCCAAGCATAGATTCTACCTTGAGAACCATTTTTAGTACGAGGACTGCTAATAAGAATACCAGCGCCAGTTCTGCCATAGCTACCAAGTCCATAAGTAGGTGTTAATGAAGGAAATCCCATATTATAATAATACTAAATATTATTTTTTATATAAAAAATTTAATAATTTTGACGAACTAATGACCCCCATGCACAAACTCTACCATTTGTTAAACTATGATTCTCAATAGCACCTTTCTTTTTTGGTGCTACACATCCACCTGAACGCACTCTCCTTATACTACTTCTTGTACCACTAGGATAGTAACTTTTTGTTCCTGTGGGTGTAGCCATAGGTAAATTAACTTTATATGCAGTTTGTCCTACTGCATTACTTTTCTTAATATTTACATAAAGTGATCCATCAATAGGTGGAATATAATTTGTATGAGATGATGTTGCAAGTTGTCTAGAAGAAGAATTTACAAAGTAACCAAGAGGACTAGAAAGTTTACCTAGTCGCATTTGTTCTACTAAATCCTTTTTATTGACACATGTTCTTAAATATTGATGACGTGCATTAGTGTTCATATCAGATGCAACTGGTGTTTGTTGAGAATAAAATTGCGGAGGCGTTGGTCTTAAACCTGATAATATACCATAACTATGATATGGAATTTGACAAGGTGTTTGATTAGTGCTCAATGGTCCAGTAATAGGAGCATTCACATAATTATTATAAGACATTGAACCTATATTTGTAGATACAGCATATGGAGTAGTCATTTATATATATCCACTTTTAAAAAAGTGGAGCAAAATATAATTATTATTTACTTTTAAAAAAGTGGAACAAAACATTTATTTACTTTTTTCTAAAAGTGTTTTTTTACATAATTTGGTGTTCCACAAAATAAACAATTTTGACTTATAATATGTTTTTCAACTAGAATATTATTATTTTTTTTACATTTACTACATTTGAATATGCATGGAAATTGACAAATCAAATAATTGTTAAATTGGGTTTTCTGATATATTAATTGTTTTCTACGATCCATCCACTTTTTTTATAAAGTTATAAAAAAAGTGGATCAAAAATATTTATCTCTTTATTTGAACAAATTCGAAATTATATTCCTAAATAAAAAATTATTAGTTTGACTTTACCTTTTCCAAAGGATTTATTAATATCTACGAATAGCACGTTGAGCAGATTGACTTGCCTTGTAATTGTCACCACCATAAGAAAAATCATTAAAATTCTTATTGACTGCCTGTTGTTTCAAAAATCTAATATAGTCAGAACTATCATAAACATATTTAACGTTACATGTAGCAGATGGAACAGATGTATTTAATTGCAGACTATTATAAGCAGCAGATGGTGTACATGAAATAGATGTAGCACCAAAACGAATATTTAGTCCTCTTAATCCAGGACGACTTTGAAATGATTGACAGCTTCCACCACAAGAAAAGTTATCTCGACTTAGCAAATCACCTGCATTATTGACTGCACGAAAAGGTGTTGTAATAGTACTTTTAATGTTAGCCTTTCTTAATTGACTAGGATAAGTAGTATTCCAAGCATTCTTTAAAGTGTAACGTATTTGCTCAAAATCAGGATATCTCTTATCAACATTTTGTACACTTTGTGGCATGTAACCTCGAATAGCTCCACCAGGACTTTTTGGGTTTTTTGCAAAAATAGTAAAAGCTACATTAGATCCATTGATTGGGCTGCTATAACCTATAGATGGCATTTATATAATACTATACTAAAAAAATTTCCACCTTTAGAAAAGGTCCAGCCAAACCTATTATAACCTTTCCTAAAGATGAAATAGTGAATTTTGCTGGACCTTTTCTAAAGTTGGAAAAAAGTATGTTATGTTTGGCTCTTAGCTCCGCAGAACCTTTTCTAAAAATAAAATAGTGAATTTGGCTCTTAGCTTCGCAGAACCTTTTCTAAAAATAAAATAGTGAATTTGGCTCTTAGCTCCGCAGAACCTTTTCTAAAGGTGGAAAAAGGTAGAATAAAATCTATTATTTATATATAATGTTTGATTTTTTGTTACTTATTAGTGCCATTGTATTTATTACTCTTGACTCCATTTATTTAAATTATATGAAAGGACATTTTGAAAAACAAGTACAAAATGTCCAAGGCTCTGCGCTTAAAATTAATTTTTTAGGAGCCGCATTATGTTATTTATTTTTGATTATTGGACTCAATTATTTTATTATTAAGCCGCGTAAAAGTGTAGAAGAAGCATTTTTACTTGGTATTGTTATTTATGGTGTATTTGAGACAACTAATTATGCATTATTTAATAAATGGTCTATAATTACATTATTTATGGATACCTTATGGGGTGGTACTTTATTTGCAGCAACAACTTTTATTATTACTTTATTGCGTAAGTTCCATTTTTAATTCCTTTTTAAGTCGATATAATAAAATTGATTATATTATGTAAAATAATCTAAAACATATAATCTACAATGGAAATATTTAAACAAACACCAGTCGAAATTATATATTTAATTCTTCAATATACAGGAGAATTGCGTATTCTAAAACGTAAAATGACAAATAAAAATATGTTTCAAATAATAAATGATGATATTCGAAATAATGATTCAATTATTCAGTTTATTTCAGATATAGTTGATAGACCAATTTGTAGTGGACCAACTACTGGTTATTTCTATTATTGGAATTTACTGGAAGAAATTATAGATAATAAAGTATGTCGTACAAAAAAATTTATATCAGAAAATTTATTACAACAATTAATAAATGTATTTATTAATGATTATAATAATTATTATTTAGATGATAAATATTATATTGATTCAATTTGGATTAATGCTATATGTTATGCTGATTATAGTAGTGATATTTTACAAAAAACGAAAAACGAAATAGAAAGTTACAGACATAAGGTTTTTCATGAAATAGAACAATATAGACAAAAAAAATTATATTAAAATCTTATTTGTATTAAAATCTTATTTGTATTAAAATCTTATTTGTATTAAAATCTTATTTGTATTAAAATCTTATTTGTATTAAAATCTTATTTGTATTAAAATCTTATTTGTATTAAAGGATAAATATTTTTTTTATATTATTTATTTGCTAGCTACATGTTCACATCGGTAATTAACCTTGGCATAATATTCATAGTATTCAATTCTTGAAATAATAGTTTACATGCATATGGAATTTCAACATAAGCAAAGTCAGCACGATTATCACAAGTACGACAATGATGAATATGCATCTTATCATTATACGATGCAATAATACCACACTTTTTACAAACAAATACAGAATATTTATCTGAAGCATCATACATTCTTCCTCTTGTAAATCGTGCTGCACCATGCGAGACCATTGCATCTTTTTCCATTTCACCAAAACGAAGACCACCATCGCGACTTCGACCTTCTGCCGGTTGTCTAGTTAAATTTACCATAGGACCATTAGAGCGACTATGTGCCTTGTCATTTACCATATGTTTGAGACGCTGATAAAAGACAGGTCCCATAAATACGCTACATTCATGTTGTTCACCAGTTAGACCATTATATAACAACTCATTACCATGTGCTTCATAGCCGACTTTAATAAGTTGTTCACAAATATCTTTTACATCAAAATCACCAAACGATGTACCATCACCAAATAATCCAAGTTGTAATAACACTTTGCCTAAAATTGTCTCTTTTAATTGTCCGATTGTCATACGACTCGGAATAGCATGTGGATTAATAATAATGTCTGGTTTAATACCACAGCTAGTAAATGGCATATCGCACTCTGGAATAATATTGCCTATGGTACCTTTCTGGCCATGTCTTGAACTAAATTTATCACCTATCACAGGTTTTCTCAATGTTCTCAATCGAACCTTTGCAAAATTATATCCTTCGCCATTTCTATCAATATAATTTTTATCAATATACGTCTCTTCTGTTGTCTTAAATATTTTACTTTGGTCTTCAAATTTAATTACCTTGGTATGATCATTTCTATTTTCTTTAATAGGTGTGACCTTGGCAATAATAATATCGCGATTTTCAACCAATGTGTTTTCAGGAATAACTCCTTTTGAATTTACTTTATTATAATTTGCTATTTTCATTCCTTTGGTTTTTGAAGCGTCTGGTTTGCAACGTATTTCTTCATCTCCATTAATTTTCTGTTTATCTTCATCTTTTTCAGTATGATAGACTGTTACAAGTGCCATACCTCTATCAATCGATCCTTTGTTAATAAGCAATGAATCTTCTTGATTATATCCAGTATGTGTCATGATTGCAACAATCACTTGTGTACCAGATGGAATTTTATTTAATTGAATCAAGTTCATAATACGAGTATCAACAAGAGGACGCATTGGATAATTAAGTACATATGCGGTCTTATCCATACGATTTTCATAATTAGTTACATATACACCCATTGCCTGTTTACCTTGTGCACACTGATACGTGTTTCTTGGTGATTGATTATTTTCAGGAAATGGAATACATGATGCTAAAACGCCAAATATTGTTGACGGATGAATTTCACAATGAGTGAATCTGCATAGCTTATTTTGTGGATCAATAATATCCTTGGGTTTTGTCGCAATTAGAGACCAACTTTGCTCTTCTGGATCAATATATTCTATAATAGCATCATCTAATTTAGAAGAAGTGAGTAAATCATCCCACACATACTCATCTTTACCCAACTTATTAATCAATTCATTATTAATAAGAATATTTTTATTTTTAACACGAAGCAATGGACGTGTTAATCGTCCACTATCATTACATACTCTGATTTCACGCATTTTATAATCAAATATAATTGATGTGTAAATATTAATAATACCTTTATGTTTTTTATCCTTTAACATGGTGTATAATGTTTGAGGGTCTGTAGTAATACCAACCCATGCACCATTAATAAACACTTTGACTTTGTCAAACAAATCTAAACCCTCACTACCAATTTGTTGAATATGCGGTATAATATATTCATAAAGAGGCATTGAATTGGAATAAGTCGTAATATGTGTCATATAGCTAAGATTTTTTACAATACCAACAGATTGACCTTCAGGAGTTTCAGCAACACATAAAAACCCCCAAGTAGTATTATGTAATTTACGTGGAGGAATCAGTTTACCGCTTTTATCAGTTGGTGTAGAAACTCTTCTTGCATGGCTTAAACTAGAAACATAATTTAAACGATTTAATACTTGCGCAACACCAACCTTGTTAGAATTAGTATGTTTAATACCAAAATCACCAGTTGATAATGCACGCTTGATACCATTTTCAATTGTTGTAGATTTAATTATTTTATAAATGTTTGTCATATTTATAATTCTTTCATAATCATCAGACGATTTCCATGATCCCGTATTTATTTCTCGGATGATCTGTTTTTCCATATCCTTGACCAATTTATTGAAATAATTTCTGTATAAATTGTTCAACAAAGTTCCAACACAATCAACACGTTTATTTAAATATGAATCTCTATCATCTTGTTTTGTTTGGTCAAATGAAGCCATGAGTATTCTATTTGCCATGTAACCGAGGAAATAAATCTTTTGTTCCATAGTATGACAATGAGGAAACAGGTCACCATTTAGAATTTCTAGTGTAAATTCATGCTTTTTCCTTGCACCTGTTTCTTTATCCATATTAATAGGAGTATACATAACGAAACTAGTAATATATCGAATACATTCTTCTTGAGTCATATATTTATTTGATTCAATTATGGAAGGTTGTAGAGCTTCTAATACATCTTTCGATTTACCTTCAAGATTATCAATTTTTAATAAAATTTTTTCACAAATTTCTTTATCTGTAATCACACCTAATGCTCTAAATACAATAAATAATGGAATAGGTTGTTTTACACGAGGTAATTCAACACAAATTGCATTACTAAGTCCTTTTGTTTTAATTTCACATCCTTTTGAATCTTCAGATTTAGAAATAGAATTCTTTGAGCGAACCATCATATTAATTTGCTTAGGTGAAATACATTTAAAATCTGGAACCGATTTTACTTCAGCTTTCCATGTATATTTTGTATCATTTTTTGTAATATTAAAACAATAGACACGATTTTCTGCAGCTCTTTCTTGTCCCAACACAGTCTTCTCTGATCCATTAATAATGAAATAACCACCTGCATCAAACTTGCATTCACCTGTTTGTGTGTTTTCAAAATGTTTGTATTGACTTAACACACAAATATTTGACTTTAACATAATAGGTATTTTGCCTATATGGACCTTTGGTATAGTCTTATAAAATGTCTGTATATTTTCTAAATTTGGACCATTTCTCACAATATATTTAATATTTATATCAATTGTTGTAGCAGATGCATAGGTAAAATTTCTCAATCGTGCTTCTTGTGGAAACATTAATTTGATGGCTCCATTATTCTCATGAATTTGAGGCCTATAGATGTGGAAGTTTTCAAATGTAATAAATAATTCTAGTGAATATTTTTTAGTTACTGGATCTAAATCTTGTTCAGAAGCAATATGTACTGGATTAAACATTTCTATTGTTTTAATAATTTGATAACCAACAAAATTATTATATGATTCTAGTTGATGTCTTACGAATCTTTCTAGATGTTGACCTTTAAAATATGACTCAATAATAGACCATGGAGTTTCGATATATTGTTCAGCCGCAATATCAAATTGTGTTTCAGTATTCATAGTTGTCGTTGTCGTAGTCTTATTATTATTTGACATCATATTTTCGGTTATTTTATATTTCAATTTATTTTTAAATTGTTTTATAATATAATATATCATTCCAAAAAAATGATTCGACAATAAATAAGATAAATAAAATAAATAAGATAAATAAAATAAATAATTTAAATGAATTTTTATACTATTATATAATGTTTAAAAATCCTGTTATGGACCCAAATAGAATAAATAATTATAACAAGTTTTTATCCACATTAGATCAAAATAGTTCAGATAAAAAAAAAAGTATTGTAAAAGAAAAAGGTATTGTAAAAGAAGAAGATATTGTAAAAGAAAAAGGTATTGTAAAGGAAGAAAAGGTATTGGAAGAAAAGGTATTGGAAGAAGAAATGAAAAATATTATTGATAATATAATTGAAAATCTGGGACAAGATTTTAAATTAAATAATTTATCTTCAAGTAAATTTACAGGACAAACAAAAACCGATATTATTATGGCGAATACAAAAATATATGACCCTAATGAATATAAAGAATTCCAAAATAGAGATAATAATAGTTCTAATAACTATGAATGTTGTAAACATGAAACACAACCAAATAAGGTAATACAAAAAAAAAATATTTTAAAAGAACCTATTATTAAAATTAAAGAAAATATTCATATTGATACAGAAATCAATAACATTTCAGATATTTTAAAATTAATAGAAAAATACAAGGCAGATCCATCTATTAAATATAATATAAATATGAAGGCTTTACATAATATCAAAGAACCATTAGAAGAGTTGAACAATATGATTGGTATGAGTGATATTAAAATTAATATTGTTGATCAAATTTTGTATTTTGTTCAAGACTTACACAAGGATAATAAATCAGATGGTGATTTTATGCATTCAGTTATTTATGGACCACCTGGTACTGGTAAAACAGAAATAGCTAAAATAATGGGTAAAATATATAGTAAAATAGGTATATTATCTAATGGTACTTTTAAAAAGGTTACTAGAAGTGATCTAATTGCGGGTTATTTGGGTCAAACCGCATTAAAAACAAAGGATGTCATTAAAGAGGCATTAGGAGGTGTTCTTTTTATTGATGAGGCATATGCTTTAGGTAATCCAGACAAACGTGATAGTTTTGCGAAAGAATGTATTGATACACTTTGTGAGGCATTGAGTGATAATAAAGCGGATTTAATGGTAATTGTTGCTGGTTATGAAAATGAATTAAAAGAATGTTTTTTTGACTATAATCAGGGACTAGATTCGCGATTTACTTGGAGATTTAAGACAGATGAATATAATTTTGAACATTTATATCATATATTTTTAAAGAAAGTGAAAGAAATTGGCTGGAAGATAGATGATAATTCTGGTATTACAAGCGAATGGTTTAAAAAAAATAAGGAATATTTTAAATTTTATGGAAGAGATATAGAAACTATTTTAGCAAAAACAAAAATAGCTCATAGTAAAAGAGTATTTTGTAAACCTGAAAATGAGAAAAGAAAATTAAATTTAGTTGATTTAGAAAATGGGTTTAAAATATATTTAAAAAATGAAGATGTTAAAAATAGAAAAAGTAATTTGGAAATTAAAAAATATTTATATGATACGTTATATTCGTAACTGAATTGAACTTTATAGTTAAAATTGTATTTATATTTTATATATATTTATGTAATAATATAATTAATGTCGAATAAAACAATTTCAATAAATCCATCATTGTTTACTATTGGAAGTGTAAAAACAAAAAAAAATAGAGATAAACAACCGAATTCTAAGGCAATGAAACCAATGATTAACCCAAATATTTTGAAAAATAAACTTTTAAAACGAATAAAAGAACATAAACATCGTGAAACCCAAGATATTGATATTAAAAATAAAAATGTAAATTCTGATCCAGAAATACATGTAAAAACTGATAATTATCCTGACGAATTTAGTGAATCTATTAATTATTTACAAACTTTATCAAAACAAAAAAAAGTTAATGATGAAAAAACAAATTATGAAAAACAAAAACAAAAAAGAAAAGAAGTATTGGAAAGAAAGACATTAAAAAATTATCAGTCGAATAACTTGTCATCGAATAACTTGTCATCGAATAACTTGTCATCGAATAACTTGTCATCGAATAACTTGTCATCGAATAACTTGTCATCGAATAACTTGTC